TCATCCTGTTTTCCTCTTCAAGATTGTCAGCACCGGTCCCCTCGAGTCGGTTGCTGATACCATATTCGCAGCTTCGATCAGATGCCCGAGCTCGGCGCCCGAGTAGTGACTGGTGATGCTGCCGTTCTTGTGCCCCAGCAAAGCCTTCCGGTCTTCCTGTGTGACACCTGCCGCCCGAAGGCGACGGCCAAACGTGTGTTTCAAGTCGTGCACCCTGATGGATGCATACCCAGGGTGAGCGGGGCGAAGGTTTTCCTCCTGCCAGAGTTTCGCCGCTCTCACCCGTGCTTTCTTCCAGGCCGAGTCGTTCATGCGGTGCATCGCGGTACCGTTGTAGGGGAAAACCCAGTCCTTGCTCAGGCCGCGCTGCTTATCAATGATCGACTTTGCCACGTTGTTGAGCACAACCAACCGCTCGTCGCCATTCTTCACACCTGACCGCTCGTTCCTCCCGCCGAAGTCGGACGGTATCAGGAACACGCTGGTGCCAAGCTCCGGCACCGGTATCTCCCAGTCCCACCTCAACTTGCATACCTCCTGCTCGCGGCAACCAGTGTTCACCTTGAACAGGGCCATCGTTTGCAGGTGTGCCGGCAACTCCCCGAAAAGGATCGACTGCTCTTCCCATGTCATGGGGTAGGGCTCTCGGACCTTTTTCTTCAGGTCCAACCTGGTCAGCATCGGAACAGAGTCCAGCCAGGGCCTGCGCTCCTCATCCCTCCATTTCCTCACGCAAAGCGAAAGAACCCGTATAACCCGTTCGATTGATATGTTGATCGTCCTGGGCGCTACCGGCTTCAGTTGCTTGCCACACGGCAGGACCATCCCCTTCAAGCGATCCCTCACGAACGGCTCAAGCGCCTGGTCATCGATGTGCGTCAATGGCAGGTCCTTGAGGTAGGGGTGCAATTGCTTCAGGTGATGCGCGGTCAACTTGATCGACGGCTGGTCCTTGTTGTCGATCAGGAACTTCGTTGCCGCCTCATCCCAGGTGCGCATCCGGCGCACGCCGTATACCTTTTGCTGCCGAAGCTGCTCCAGGCGGTGAATCAGGTACTGCTCGGCTTCTTGCCGGTCACTAGTGCCAGTGCTTTCTCGAAGTCGCTCACCTCGGAAAACTTTGTCGATTTGCCAGATTCCACCTTTCTGGTAGAGGCCGGAGATCGCTTTTCTCGCCATGGTTTACCTCCTGTTGGTTCGCCACGGCGCTCGCTGCGGGGGCGATTGTTGTCCTGATTCGCTGCCTTTTCAATCGACTTGCGCTCGACGTAGGCGTCCGCCCACTCGTCAAGCTCGATCCGGTCGAAGGCCACGCCCTGTTTCCCGATCGGGAATTCACGCACGTTTGGCCGGACCGTTTTGTTGAATTCGTCCCGGCACATGCCGAGATAGCCGGGGGCATCCATGAACCGGATGAACCGCGGCGGGATGCTCGTTGCCTTTGCTGCTGTGGCATTCGCCATGGGTGTGCTCCATGCCGCGCTTGGCGGCAGAGGGTGGTTAAATGTCGGCGGAGTGCTTGGAGAGCATCGCCTTATTCTTGACGATGGCGTCGGCGCGCTTCTGCAGCGTGCTCCACTGGTCATCAAGCTTTCGCCACCCCGCCTCGATGGCCTCGCGTTTGGAATGATAAATATCGGTCGAGAAGTAGCTCTTGCCCGAGGAGGTTTCGAAGTAGCCCGGATAAAATCCAATCCTGACGAGCTCGATTTCTTTCGGCGCAAAGCCCGGCGTGAGCACCCAGACTTTGCGCGGGAGGCTGTTTTCAGACATGGCATAGCTCCGCCCGCCATTCACCGGCAGGCTGTAGGGGGATTGGGGTTAGGCTGTTGCGAATAAATCGATTTGCGGTACCGGGGTGTCCCTGGCCTTGATCGCGTCGGTGATGCGCTGGTGAGCGATATCGAAGTAGCCGAGGCGATTGCCTTGCTCGTCGAGGTCCCGCTCGATGCCGATGAACTTGCGACCGGTCTGCATGCACGCCACGCCTGTGGTACCGCTACCCATGCTGTTGTCCAGCACCACTTGCCCGGGATGGGTATACGTGCTGACCAGGAAGGACATCCAGGCCACTGGCTTTTGAGTCGGGTGGAAGCTGCCGGTCTGCTTGTCGCTGGAGAAGAACTGCACCGAGCGTGGGTACCGCTCCGTTGAGTCGTACTCAGTCAAGGCCAGGGCCTTTCCGTAGCATTCCGAATTGACCGTCTTGCGCTTGGCAGTCTTCCGCTCATGCCCCCCCGTCATCTGTGGGTTGTACACGGGCTGTTTGCGGTAGAACACCTGGGCGCTTTCATGGGCTCGAAGCGGCTGCTTCTTGGAGTTGAGAAAACCCGTGGCGTTGCCTTTCTCCCAGATCCACTCGTATCGGTACAGCTTCGGGTTACTTGCCACGAGCATCGAGGCGAACGGCTGGGCTGCGCAGAGCACGATGGCCGCCTCGGGCTTGGCGATGCGCATGTATTCCTGCCAGAGCGGATCGAGCGGGATGATGGTGTCCCAGGCGCATTGGGTCGATCCGTAGGGGAGATCGGCCAGCACCATATCGACGCTGGCGTCAGGCAGATGCTTCATGACTTCCATGCAGTCGCCGAGGTAGAGCTGATAATCGGTCATGGCCTGGGCCCTCGATACACCAGCAAGGCCATGTAGAGCAGGGGGAGGATCATGGCTGAACCCTCACGCCGGCGGCTTCGATGCGTTTCTTGCACCACGTGATTGCTTCGCGCATTGCACTGCGCTCTGCATGCGTGTTGGCCCATTCCTTGTCGATGATTGCCGGCAACTCCACCACCACAGCGGCGCGGGAAGCCTGCCATGCTAGACAGGCCAGCCTAAGCATCGGATCTGCAAAGCTGCCGTCTTCCCGGGCCCAGTCCAGGTTCTTCTTGGCCTGATCCCGTACGCCCTCACCGTACGACTGAGTCACCTCCGCCAGATACCAGGCGGCGAACTCTTCACGCATCTGTTCGCTCATGACATCACCAATGCAGCAGAGAGGATTATCGGTACCCACAGGATTGCGCTGAGGGCCAGGGCTTTGGGGATCATGGGTTCACCTCGGCGGATTGCTTCACCAGCCTCCACTTCGTGTTATTCCTCTGACTGCGATCAGATTCGACCAAGCCGTCGCGCTCCATCCGCTCCAGCTCCCGACGAATCTCGGGAGTGTCCCTGGCGCCGGACACGTGGAACTTGAACCACCAGGTGCAGAACCAGTCACGCGTGCCTCCGTCGCCGCTCATGTAGGTGGTGATTCGCTGGCGCAGGGTTGATTCGTTTTCTTCAGGCATAGCGATTCCTTTGCCGCTATAGCGGCTGACTTTGAAGGGGAGAGTTGTGGACGCCATCGCGAATCTGGAACGCTTCAGGCATGATCATCTTTATTTTTAAACGAAGGAAAGATAGGCATGAAAAAAGTGATTGATAGGGATGGCTTTGTTCTTGCGGTTCTACCGGTTCTCGCTTTTGTAGTTTCACTGATTTTCGAAATGGGCTATGCAGACGCTTTTGGTTATGATTATTTTTTTATTGAAATAGATCTTAAGGGAATGGTGGTGGCGCTAGTTTGCGTGATTTTTGTTTTGCTGCCTCTAATAATTTTTTTATATGCCTTTTTATACTTGATTCAATCTGATTCAAAGAAAGTCAGGGTCGCCGCTTTGCCAATGTTGTATCCCGTGTTTTCGATGTTGTTTCTCTATATCACCGGTTTTCAGTCAACAATAATGAAAGGCCTACTTCTGATCTCGCTTTGTTTTCTTGGATGGACCCTGTTGAAGCTATTTTACAAGGCTAGAATCAATGGCTGGGAACAGGCTCTAAGTGAGTACGCTGACGCAGAAGGCGTAAAGGATCGAGCTAAGGTAGGAGGATCTGATAAGGATTTGATGCTTAAAGACTATATTTATATGGGGCTGGCGATAATTGTTTTTATTCTGCTAGTCGTATTTATGATACGAGGTATAGGGTTTGGTGTCGCTCACTGGAAAACAAATTATTCAACTGTTAATCGTGATGGTGAGGAGCTTGCACTCGTTGCGTCATATGGAGAGGTTTTTATCGCGGCGGGCGTCTATGATGACAAGTTCAATTCTAAAATAACAATTGTTCCTAAAGACTCAGAATTGCTGAAAGATATAAAATCAGCACGACTAGATAATTTTATATCTTCCGGTCTCTGGTTTAGGTGAATTCACCGTTTAGGCTGCAGCGCGCCGCGAGCTTAGTTGTCTCCACGGGTCGTTGGCCCGAGCCAGCGCCGCCATCGGCGGTGGACTGACGCTGTTGCCGCACATGTGCACCTGCTGGGTTTTGGTGAAGGGCTTGCCGTCGGCGCCGTGGCTGATCACGTAATCGGCGGGGAAGCCCTGGGCCTTGTACAGCTCGGACGGCTTGAGCATCCGCAGGCAGATATCGACGATCACATACGGCGTGCCCTTAACCATCACAGTGACCATTGCCAACCGGTCCTTTGTGGTGATGGTTGGAGTCGGCGAGTCACATGCACTGATGTTCTCGGTGCCGTAGTAGCTGATCAGGAACGCGGCAACCCTCAGCGCGCCGGCTTCATGCTCTGGTGAAAGAGTCAGCGATACCAGAGAGCTTTTCCCGCCACCACCTGCCGTGATGGTTGGCGCTGGATCGTCCAGGCCCTGGCCCACGCTAGCGCCGAAAGCCCGCTCCATGAACGCGCTGACCATGCCGTGGTGTTCGCCGCCGGCGCTGATGGTGCGCAATGGTTCGTCCAAATCCCTGGCATCGCAATTGCCGCGCAGGTGCACCAGGTTGGCCGATACCAGTTGCTGCTGGCTGCCGGAGTTGGTCACCGTCGTCAGCGGTTCATCCATGCCCTTGGCGTCGGTGGTGTTGAAGCCCCCATTCATCTGGGCCATGAACACCGTGGATATGCCCATTGCGTGAGCGGCCCGGGCCGGGCGCTGATAGTTGCCGCCGCTGGTGATGGTTGGCAGTGGTTCGTCTTCCGATTTGCCGGCGTCATTGAAGCGGAACTTCACCAGGTGCGCCGCTGCAATTGAGTGCCCGCCGCTGGCGGTGACGGTGCCCAATGGGTCAGCAGAGGATTTGCAGCCATCGCCCCAGCGCTGAACGCCTCCAGGCTTCCCTTCGCCATGCGCGGCGGTAACCATCACCGGGCTGATCAGCGTCAACTCACCGCGGTTCGCGCATGTCACCGTGGGTAGCGGTTCCATCGGGTCGTTCACCCGCACGCTGCCCTGATGAGTAGCTGGGGCGACCACCGGGCTTGCCATGGCAAATGATCCGCCGCGGGGCCAACTGGTGATGGTACGCAGCGGCTCATCAGCAGACTGGACGGCTTCACCTGACCAGTTGGCGATCGGCACAATGAAAGGTGATGGATTGTCGATGACGAATTTCTTCATGCCCTTGGCTACCCGGCGCAGCGTGGCCGGGGCCAGGTCCTTCTTGCGACCGAAGATGCTTTTGCCCAAGTCGCTGAAGTCGATGCAGTCAGCGGCTGTTTTCCACTTCTGTTGGCCTTTGGCCGGGTTCTTCGCGTGGGTTGGCTCCGGCCACACAATCGGCTGACCGTCGCAGCGGGCGATCATGAACAGCCGTTCCCGGCTGGTTGGTGCGCCAAAGTCGCACGCCTTGATCACCTTCCATTCGACGATGTAGCCCATGTCTTCCAGCAGCGCCACGAAACGGCGCCAGGTCCGGCCGCGCTGCTTCGGGTCGGGGATCAGGAACTGCTGGCCCACCGGCACGACTTCACCAGGTGCTGCAATCTCACGGCTGAGTTTCACCACGCGTCCGGTAGCCTTGTCCCGCTTGGCAATCAGACGACCCCATTGGAGGATCTGCTTCACGTTCTCCAGGCTGATCACCCGGGGCTTCTTCTTGCCGGCCCACTTGAGCCCAATCCACGATAGATTGCGGATCTCGCGCTTGCGCGGCTGGCCGCCGGCAGCCTGGCTGTGGTGGGTGCAATCCGGCGACATATGGAACCAGCCAACGGGCCGGCCGCCGCATTCGGTATCGGGATCACCATCGAAAACATCGGTGGTGAAGTGCCGGGCAGCAGGGTGGTTCACGGTGTGCATGCTGATGGCCGCCGGGCTGTGGTTCTTCGCCACGGCTACAGCCCGGCCCAGGCCCATCTCCAGCCCTGTACCGGCGCCGCCGCCACCGCAGAAAAAGTCGACCACGATCTCGTCATCCTGAGGGTTGAAGCCGAGTCCGTATTGGGTTTTGAAATCGAAGGGGTGTTTCTTCTGGTGTGCGGACATAGAAGATCCTCGCCGGTTGGCGTGATTCGAGTTTGTGGGCTATTGGTTGATGGCCCGGCATGGGGCCGGATCAGGGAGAAAACCGTGGGTACGATTGAGCTCAGCGATCTGCGTGGTTATTTCAAAGAACTTGCAGGTCCCGCTTTTGAAGAATTCTGGTTTGAATATCAAGCGGATATCCCGGTCGACATCGGTCGATTTATGTTCATCTACCGACGGCTTGTTACGGCAGTTTTCTTTCTTAACCACATGACTGACAAGGCCGCCAAGCTTCGCGGCGCCCATAGCCCAGGGCATGTGATCAGCATGGTAAAGGCCTCAGATACAGACGCTGGAACGGCTCTCGACGTATGCCGACAGCTGACCAATGACGTGAAACACCCGAAGACGCAGCCTCAATCATTCGGTGTTAGAGACCGGACAACAGGCGATGAGGCAGGGCTCAATCAGTTGCCTTGCTGGATGTACACAGATAAGGCGGGCGTACAACACGATTTGTGCGATGTCGCCCAGCGGGCGTGGCGCTATTGGATCGATTACCGCCACGAAAAATAACAGCCTCCTAGGCGCCGCCCTCCGTGACCGGTGGTGGCAATTTGGTTTGGGTTGGGGTATTACAGGTGACCGGCGTGGTGCCGTGCAAGGAGCGATACGTAGTGAAAATATTTATTAGTTGGTCGGGGAATCGTAGTCGCGCAGTCGCAGAGGTCATGAGTGACTGGATCAAATGCGTGCTACAAGCCTCCCAACCCTGGATATCTACCCGTCATATTGAACGCGGTTCCCTTTGGTTTTCAGAGATAAATGAAAAGCTTAGGGATATATCAGTGGGAATAGTCTGTCTTACACAAGAAAATAAAGACAAGCCTTGGATTTTATTCGAGACTGGCGCGCTTGCAAAGGGTTTAAGTAGCAGTAGGGTATGTACCTTTTTAGTTGATCTTCAGCCATCGGATTTGGTAGATCCTCTTGCTCAGTTTAATCATACTCTACCAAATGAGGATAGTGTATGGGAGCTAGTTAAGACGCTTAATATATGTCTTGGTGAAAATGCTCTTGAAGAAAGAGTTTTAGAAAAGATATTTGATGTTTATTGGCCAAGCTTTGTCCAGTCTTTTGATGTTGCGCTTCAGCATAATCAGCCACATGAAGTAACGATGCCGAGATCGGATAATGATATCTTGGCTGAGATATTGGACAATACGCGGGCATTGGGTAAGCGGGTTGGCTCCCTTGAGAGGGAAGCGAGAAATCCTGAGTTCTTCAGGAAAAATAACTTTCTACCGAGTAGTACCAACATGGAGGCAGTGCTCGTAGGGCAGTTAAAGCAGTTTATAGCAGATGGTCTAACTGAAGACGAGATTCTGAATAAATTTGGAAGTATGGGTTTGGGGACGGCTAAGGTAAATAAATTTATCAAGGACTTGCTCAGTGTTAGGATGGATACCCCTACTGGGCGCGAAATCTCTGCTGACGATCTATAAACTTATAAATCGGGTCGGCTATCCGTCACCCGGATCGCGTCTCAACTCGGCCAGGCTACGGTTTCGAAAATCTCGCGCCACTTTTTCGCTAATAACGATTTCGTGGCGCGTCGTTAACGCCTTACGCGCACTTTCTGGCCCGAGCGAGTGTACATAGCGCAGGCAGCCCTCAATGACCGAAGCCTGCTCCGTGTCCTCGGTCCACTCCATCAGCGTTTCAAGCGTCTGCCGCGTGCCGAGCCGGCACCGGTGCCGCAATTCCTTCTCGTCGTACTCGATCCGCTTTGCTGCTGCTTTGGCTGATCGTTCTGCCCCGGTCTTCGCCATGGCCTGCTCCTTCAATTCCGCTGGCCGGCAGTGCAAGCCAGGTCTGTCGTTTGCGTTGTTGGACCCGTGCTATGCGACGCATGAAGTACATCCGCGACGCGCTTTCGGGTAGTCGATTCCGTGCTCTTCCAGGATGCGTTCTAGGGTTTTGTTGGCGATCCCCAGCTTCCCGCATACCTGGCGACGGGCGATGCCCAGTTCGAGGAAAGCCCTGATCCGCTCGGCGAATTTCGCGTCCCGGGCTTTCATGTGCTCTTGCCGGTGCGCATCGTTAGCGCCACCCCGGGCGGGCCGCTTGAACTTCAGGCCGTATTCCTGGGCGATGTTGTAGAGTTTGCGTCGGCTGATGCCCAGCTTCTCGACGACTTCGGACTGAGTGTGCGTCGCTGCCATGGATCGGATTGTTTCGACCTGCCTCATTCTTTCCATGTGCCGGGTGTCCGCCACTGAGACGGGAGCGGGCTCCGGTTTTGGTTTTCGACGCACAAACGGCTTTGGCGCCGGTGGCATCTGATTGCTGTAGGTGATCGGTCTGGGCTTGTACCCGAAGGGCTCGGCTACTTCGATCCGTCCGCCCGCGGCCAGGAACTGGGCGACCTGATCGGAAAGGGCGTCCGCCTGAGGCCGGTTGTGCTCGACCAGGCTTAGGTGGTTGCTGATCATGCTGCTATCCCCAATACCTTGTTCATGCGCTCGTCGAGGATTTCGTAGAACGTCTTCACCCGCTCGGCGATCTTCCTGATCATCACTTCGTCACGGTACATGCGCTTCACGAAAAGCGGCATGCCCGGCCAGTAGCTGATGAAGTCGACCCACTCTCGCTCCGACACCCACAGACCGCCCTGGCACTGAGGGATGTGTTCCTTCGGAACCTCGTCGGCCAAGATCACGCCTACCTGGAACTTCGGGAGCTTCGTTTTGATTTCGATGAGCCCATCGTTACCGACGAGGCCGTCAGGCGAATAGCCGATGCCGTGATTGAGGATGATTCCGACCTGGGTAGCCGAAACCTCTTCGCGTCCCTCGTAGAGGCTGCGCGCAACCAGCTCTTGCTCATGCCCGCGGATGGTGGCTTTGGTCTGGAAAGGAATTTCGGCAGCCTCCTCGGTAATGCGCTCACCGATGAGCTGATCCATATAGGAGAAGGCCGCCACACCAAATCCGGCCTCGCCCTTGCCGCTGACCAGCAGACAATCCAGCTCGGACGCCGTGGCGATGCCTAGGCGCAGGGCAAGCCATTCAGGCGTGCCTTGCTCGATATCAGTCACGATTTTCATTTACGGCCTCCGCTGCTTTGATTGCTTTGTTGAGCTGGGCGGTGAGAATGTCGTGGCGAGCCTTGGGCACGCACTCAGGCGTTCCGTATTCGCCGACGAACCAATCGCGGGTCTTCTCAGTGCAGCGAGCAAGGAGGGCGCTGATCGCGCTGGCCTGGGCTGCGGTGACGTTTGCTGTTGGCACGGCCGCATGGCCGTCGTCGTCTTCGCCGCGTGTGGTGATGTTCAGCAGAGCCGACATGACGTAGCGCTTGCCGTAGCTGGTGGATGAGCCCACGGCCTGCACAGCGTTCTTGCTGCCGCTGGTGTCGAGCGGCAGCAGCATTGTTGTGCTTTCCCGGTGACCGGCGCGGTGCATAAGGATTCCGGTCACGCTCAGGCCCGCCGCAACGTTCTCAACCTTGAAGGTGATGGCGAAGCCGTGGGTCTGCATGATCGGCTTGATCACGTCGTTGATATCTTCGAAGGTCGCGTAATCGCTACGCTTCTGGCCGTTAACGACAATGGCACCGCGTTCGGCGATGCTTGGGATGTCGCTTTGCATGGCAGCCATCGCGGCGTTGAACTCCGCTTCGGCGTCCCGTGCCTGCATCCGCTCATGCATGACCAGCAGCCGTTCCATTTTCTCGATGTCGCAGGTTGGGTCGGCGGCGGCCCGGCTGATAACCGCGAGGATGCTACTGTCCGATTTGATCGGCGCCACGGCCTGGCGGCGCTGTTCCGGCAAAATGATGTCCTGTGCCATGGTGGACTCCTCAGTACTGGATGGAGATTGATGGGATCTTGCGCTGGGCGATCAGGGTGATGGCCTGCTTCGCGCATTCCTCAGTTATGCCGCCGGCGATGAAGGCTTCCAGGGCGGCGCGGTTGATCTTGGCTTTGTGGGCCTTGTCAGCTTCGCGAAGCCGCTCCTGGCGCAGGATTTCGTCCGCTGCGGCTTTCTGGCGGGCAATCTCATCAAGGCGCGCTTTTTCGACGGCTTGCTTCTGGTCTTCGATTGCTTGCAGCCGGTCGCGCTCGGCCTTCTGGTCCGCCTCGATCTTCTCCCGCTTGGCCTGTTCGGCTTTGCGTTCGGCTTCGGCAGCGGCCAGCTTCAAGTCGTTCTCGCGTTTCTCGGCGGCGGCTTGCTCGTCTCGTGCCCGCTGCGCAGCCGCATCACGCTCACGCTGAGCCTTTTCCTCTGCTTCACGGGTAGCGCGCTCGGCGGCTTCACGGGCGATTCGATCCTCGCGCTCCTTCTTCTCGCGAGCCTCGTCTTCGGCGCGACGCCGAGCCAGTTCGGCCTGGTCAGCTTCGAAGGCCTCACGCTTGGCGAGCCCGGCGCGCAGCACCCCTAAAACCTTGTCCTTGGCCCGGGCGGCTTCGGCCTCGAATTCTTCCCAGTGAGTGCCAATTTCAACCGCTTCAACCTCAGCAATTCGTTGCTTGATCTGCTCGGAGGCCAGCTCCGAGAGCATGTCATCGCAATTCCTGAGCCAGTCGATGCCATCGTTGTGCTTGTCGACCCTGGCGTCTTCTGCTGCCTGCCACTCATTCAGCGGCCGGCGAACCTCTTCCTGCCAGGCTTCCAGGGTGTCCCGCACTCGCTTGCGCTCGGCATCAATTTTCTTCGGAACTTCCTTCAGGTCGGCGACCAGTTTTTTGCCGACGTCATCCAGGGCGGTCTTGGATCGGGCAACCTTGTAGGCCATCGAGGCGATTGCATCCCGGCCTTTGCGGGTGCTGATGTCCGGCGTGAAGCCGTCGATCTCGGTGCGGATCTGCTGAAGCCAAGGTTCCAAGCCGTTTGGCGTGCTATACACGGCCAGGGCGGTTTCTGCGGGCGGCACTACGGCCAGTTCGGTTTTTGCGGACACGAGCGAATCCTTGCCGCGACGTGCGCAGCGTTTGAAGGTGTGGGTTATTGAGTGATGTGACCGGCGTAGGCGCTGGCAAGCATCCAGGCGGTGCACAACAGAAGGACGATGGCTGAGCCGCGCCAGGCGTAGAGCCTGCGCAGTTGCTGGCGGGTCATGGAGTCACCTGCTTGCGATAGCCTGCGTCGTACAGTCGCCCGAACACATCAGCGTAAACGTGACACTCGGCATCCGACTGCATTTTCTTAATTGCCGTCCGGCGCTCTTCCGCCGCGATCTGCTCGGGCGTGCGAAGTGGTCGAGTTTCGACATCGTGGGCATAAGCCGTGCAGAGACCGTTCATGCTTGGCTCGTCGACCCAGTCCCATACGATCACATTGCGGTATGCGAACTCGATTTTCGCCGGACTCCAATCGGTGAGTTTGTGCGCTCGCAACTCACACACCGTCCCAACAGGCGGCAGCCCTTCGCCGGTCCAAGCGGCAGGCCGAGCAATCAGTGTTGTGTAATCACTCCTTTTACCAGCAGCAGCCATCCAGCCGTTGCGATCCTCGGAAAACTTCTGAAACTCACCATCAAGCTCACGGTAAAAAATCTTGCTGTCCGGACTCCAAAACTCCGCACCTTCCGGCGCGTTGCTCCAATCAATGCTCATGGCGAACCCTCACGGCAATGCGACCGCCCTTCATGGTCACCGCAAGGGGCGCCTTGAGGTCGCGGACCAGGTCTTCACGCTTGCGGCCAATCACCTCATTGAACGGCAGGCCGAAGCCGAGGATTGCGATTCGACGTTCGATGTCATCCATCTGCTCGTCGATCAGCGATTTCACGATTGGGGTGGACATGACGCCTCCTTGCGCTGCCTGGTCAGTTTCAGGAGGCGCGTGCAGTAGTGGTTGAACTCTTCGACGGTGATGGCGTTGCCCTCCATCATTTTGGTGATCATGTGCAACACGACCTTTTCGGCGCCGTCGGGGCTGTCGGGGTGCTCCAGGCTTTCCAGCGCTTCGTCGATCAGGATGTGAGGGCTCACAGCTCGTCATCCTCTGCCTGAGCAATCAGGGCGTCATCGACAAGGGGCCGGAGTAGGCCCTCCGCAATCTCGCCAAGCTTGCCGAGCGGGTGGTCGCTGGGGCCGAGCAATTCGGCGATGGCGTTCTTGTCCGGTCGGCCTTGGTCGAGCAACAGCCATCCCAGGGCGGGGGAGTGGACCTCGCCATCTGCAAGCCGGCCGTTCACGTGCTCATCTACGGCCAGGGCCAGCTCGGCCACGGTCACGCCTTGAGGCTGGCGCATCCGGCGCTGGAACTTCACGTCCACGCCGCGAAGCAGGTCCTCGGCGGCGTTGTACAGCCACTCAGCCCGAGCTACCTCTTCCCGCGTCTCGCTCACCGGAGGAGGCAACTTCGCGTCGTGCATGGCCTGACAGATATTCAGTGCTGCGTTCATGGTTGCCTCCAGGGTGGCGGGTCAGTCGTGGTAGCTGATGACGCTCTTGATGCTGTGCAGGTCCATCACGTCGACGTGTTCAATTTCCTCGATGCTCTCGACGTACTCGGCAAGATTTCCGTTTCGGTCGAGGTCGACGATGGCAATCTCGGTTACGAGGCGGGTGATCTTGGCTTTCACTCGACGCGGCTTTTCGGAATCGCTCATGGCGACCTCCAGTGTTTGGGGTTAGGCGGCGTCGGCTTTCGGCTCGTTCTTGTCGTACTTCTCGCCGCAGAACATGCAGTAGCTGCCGAGCATCGACATGTCCTGCTTCTTGCGCTGGAACCCGTCGCCTTTCTTCTTGGGCACTTCGTACTCGATGTGCAGGTTCAGCTTGTTCTTCATGCTCACGGTGCCGCCCAGGAGCCAGGCGAACCCTTGCAGCTCGACGGAGAAGTCGCGGGAGCCTTCTGGCAACTTGGCGCGAATCTTTTCCTTGGCTGCCGCTTCAACTTCGGTTGCGCAATTGCACATGCTGGTTTCCTCAGTGGTTGATCCAACAAAACTCGCAATGCACTCGTCCGCTCCGCTGGTTGCCGTTGGGCGCGGAGGGGAGTGCATTCGGGTTGTGTCGGGATAAGAAAAGGCCCAACTGGACAGGAGGGCCTTTTCGATGCAGTGGTTTTGCTCAATGTCGAGGATTGGGGCGGGACGTTGATCACCAGAATGACCTTGCCCCGCTGGTACATCGCCAGCGCTCGCTGTGGACGCGCAGTGGATCGGTTGGCAGGCCGTCATCAGGTGGCGGTTCTGGCCGCGCATGGCTGAGCGCTGCGCCGATCAGGAACAATAGGAGCATGGTGATCTCCGTTTGGTTGGGTGATGCAGATGCCCGGTTGCCAATTGCCGGGTTTATCCCTTTCGGGTTTTCCTGAGCGCCTACGTCTCTTGTGGCGATTCATCTGCAGTGATGCAGGTGGGCGGTTATAGGCCGCAGTTTCGTCCGCATCAGGGTATGGCCTGGCTCTGTCCGCTCGGCCTCGAAGGCTGCCTGGTCTCGGCGCAAGCCATACTCCGATACGGCCTGGGCATGCCTTCCGGCGCCAGGGGATCGGGCAGTTATAGTCAGGGCTGACGTCGGCGCTGGTTGATCAGTTCAGGTGAATAGCCAGCATTCCGCGATCCATGGTCGCCAGCGCTTCAGTGCTGTTCATGATGCGGCGCAGCTCGGCAACACCTCCGGCAATACCGGTGACCGCCGCGACAACTTGAAGCTGACCTTTCTTGTCAGCACTGCGCAGGGCTGCGCGGATTCTTTCGTCCTGCTTTGGATCTGTCAGGTTCATCGTATTGCCCTCCAGGGCGGTTGTTTTCCCGCTGCCCACCGCTCTGGATGGGCATCAGTGAAAAGGTCCGTCATTGATGTTCAAGCGACCTGGCCGAGAACTTCTCGGCTGAACGCCTGGATGTTCATGTGTGCCTTTACCGTCATCGCTTTGCGCTGGGCCATGTGGCTCCGCATCGCAAGGTCAGCCATATCAGCCGGGTCAGCCTCAAGCGCGGCAATTGCCTCGTCGACACCGCCGAACCATTTTTCCAGCAGCCTGGCGCAGGATGCTGCGGCCTCGTTCACTACCTCATCGCTTGCTTCGAACGTTGGTTTGCTCATCGTCTTGCCTCCGTTGATTTCCAATGCCGCCTCATAGAAGCGGCATCAGTAAATCTCTGGTGTTGCTCGCGCCTCCTACCGGGTCATTCGCCAGTTCGGTCAACACCTCGTCCGCCGTCGCAGTTCTGCGCGTTGGTAGCCTTTCGGGGCTATCGGATCGCCGGTCGCCAGTAGTGGCAGCGCGATTTTGTTCACCTGACTTCATCTCGCCCCACAGGTGTGGCCGGGGCTGACCTCCCAGCGTGAGCCGGGTAATCGTTTATGGCGCGGATTGTTAAAGAGCGGCGCTGCTTTCGCTGCTGGGCCGGTGTTACGTTGGCTTGCGAATAAAAGTAGCACTGCTGCTATTTAATGTAAATAGCACTGCTAATAAAATTTTGTGTGGGCGTAAAAAAGCCCGCATGAAGCGGGCTTTGGTGGAGGTCAGATGTCAGTCTGGGATCGGCGGGTACTTCCCGCTCACGGAGTCTCGATAAACGATCTCACTGAAAAGCCTGGGGCCGTCTCGCATTACGATTAGAGCTTGTTTGGCCTCTTCCTTCGTTTCGAATGGGCCAGCCCCTACGGCCAAGCCCATCATGGAAACAACTGGAAGGCCGGTTGATTCGATCGCCTCTATTGTCTGTTTCTGTTCTTCCTCGTCACGGCATGCAGTCGAAGCCACCCAGCCCGCCTTGAGACGGGGCGGGTTCTGCGGCATAACGTCAGCGCCACAATGCTTGCACTTGATCGCGGCATTCTTGATTGTCTCGGCGCAGTATGGGCAGAGTCGATCCCCTGTATTTGTAGGCGCTGCTTTTTCTGCCGGTCTTTCCGTGTTTGCTGATGAGGCCCAAACCAGGGCGCCAACCCATCCGAGGAAGGTCCACCCCAATAGCAGGTTCATCAGAAAGATCGATGTTCCGTTTACGTGCTTGCGACTCGAGGCGACGAATGTTGGCAAGAAATAGATGACAAAGGCGAATAGCAGTAAAAGGAAAGGAGCAATTGGGTTCCCGCTGTCCATGGAGGCAAACCTGTTTTTCGAATGAGAAAAAATTTTAACACTCGTGGCGTAGAGCCACCATCCGCCTCGCCGTCAGTCGCGAAGGCTGAACGCTTGGGCCCGGCCTGGTCTCTACCGACAAACAAGCTACCGAGGCAAGACGCCATGAGCGATGATCGTAGAGAGCAGGCCCTAGCCGCCTGGCACAAGCTGCTGGATGAGCCGGAAATCCGGATGGACGTCGAAGAGCAGTATGATGAGCTGCTAAAGATGGCCGACGACTTCAAGGTGCAGGGAATCATCGATAGGCGCGACTGGCGGGATCTGGTCGAGCAAGCGAGCGCTTTCTACGCGCATGCCTTTGAAGCGGATAGGCTGGGGGGGGAGCGGCGGGATGAGTCCCGCCGTAAGTAGCTCCTATCTTTTTGCACCACCTTTGGATGGTGGCCGCTTTTTCGATGGTGTGCTGGTAGGTTCGTCAGTTTTCTTCGTATTGCGCTCAAGAACTCTAGGTGCCAGGAAAACCCCGACGAGGGCAACCAGGTCAGCTCCTCCAATGATTGCAGCGGCCGTAGGGCTGAACTGCGCCATCCAGCCAGCTACGACGAGCGCTACCACAGCAACGATTAGAGCATAATTTTGGCCGCGCTCATCTTTTTTGATGGCGCCAGTCAATCCGGTTATTTGCATCGTATGAGCATGAGCCTGCTCTTTCACAGCCATGCCGACGATCTCTCTACGAGTTTCTTCGTCGTAACCATTCAACTGATCGTAGTGGGGAAGGGGGCCGCTGTAGATCTCCTGCTGGAAAGCTACCTGCGCGACCATTCCAGGTTCGCGCTCCGCGGCCACGTTTAAGGCTTTCTCAAGCATAGCGTGCTGGCTGTCAGTCAGCTGCTTGCCTGCCTTCATATCTTGGAAAAGCGAAGCAATTTCCTGAGAGGATCCCTTGGGATCCGTCTCAGGCTGTTTGGCAATCCGACTCAATCCTGCTACGCCCCGAGTTCTTGTCGTGCTGCTCAATTTCTTTCCCTAGGTATTTTCCGGTGTTTATCCAGTACTTCTCTATCGAATGGATCTGGTTCCGCTTCGGCATGTGTTCTGAATAGTCGCCGGAAGGCAGCAGGTCGATAACGCTGCCATAGGCACGCAATTTTCTGCTTTTTAGGATCCGGTGGATCATGATCGCCTCCTGTTCACGCAAACACTTCCGCTTACCGCAGCAATTGAAACGTGAGCCATACTCTCCCCAAATGGGGACCAAAATTCTAAACACGCGACAACCATACATCAATCGCTGGCTTAGAGATGATCGCGACACGTTTTGAAAAAACGAATTCGTGTCGCGCCACGATTGGAGTGTAATAGAGACTGAAGATTCCAGGCTGAACAAATGGTGAATTATTCGCCATTCATCACGTAAGAGAATGCTTACACGAAGCTCGTTGAACTAGATATCCTGAGGCTCATCGCGAGTACATCGCCCACCAGAACACATGCCCCAGGATCGATATCTGCTGCTCCTGGATCTGCTGGAACGTGTAGTCCTCGTCCGGGTGCTCGTCCCGGTTAAAGCTGCGCAGCCTGATCCCCGTGGGTAGGCGGTAGACCTGCTTCACGCGGAGCTGACCGTTATGGTTGATGGCATACATGTCGCCGTCGACGATATCGCTCAGGGTGTTCTTGCCAATGTTCACGCCCACTGTAGCGCCGTCACGCAGCACGGGAAGCATGCTGTTCCCGCCAACCTTCACGCATTTGGCGTTACTGAACTGGACGCCGTTATGGCGTAGGTCCTTCTTGAAGAAGCGCAGCCTGGCGCTGTCGCTCTCTTCAATCACAAATCTGCCAGAACCAGCGGCCAGCTCAACTTCCTGGAGAAACGGAACGTAGACCTCATCATCGTCGAGCGGGGTTTCGTCGTCCCAAGTCTCTATATTTCCAAATTTTACGCTGGGCTGGATGCGCTCCTGTTGCACGTTCGCGACAGTGGACACAAGCCGAGTACTGACTTCGCTTGCATCGAAGTTCAGCGCCTTGGCGAGCTTCAGCAGTGCTTCCACATTCAGCGGCACCTTTCCTGTGGCGTACTGGCTAAAGGCACTTTGCCCTGACCATCCGCACGCCTCGGCCACATCCGCCTGCGTCAGGCTACGCCCAGCAGCTTTCGCAGCTGATTTCCGCTGTTCGTAAATGGCCTTGAGTCTAGCGCTTTCGGCTGTTTCTTCGGGGGTGAGGGGGCGGCGTATTTTCATACGAGCAAGGGTATTAGCAGAACTGATATTCTCGCAAATAGCAGCGCTAGTATTTTCTTGCTGATAAAAAGCAGCGCTGCTACTATCCATGGCAAATATCAAGCCGTGGAAATTCCATGAAAAAGATCCCTTTGAGCAAATACCTAGAAGAGCACGGCACTCAGGCCGCGCTTGCTGCTGCTCTCGGCGTGAACCAGAGCGCGATCTCGCAAATGGTTCGTGCCGGTCGGAGCATCGAAGTAACCCTTTATGACGACGGGCGCATTGAGGCGAATGAGATTCGCCCGATTCCAGCACGGCCCAAGCGGACAGCGGCTTGAATCAAGCGTTCTGATCGCCGAACAAATGATCGCCCGCGTGCTGGCAGGGCGCCACGGAAACAGTTTTGAGGATTTACGAATGGAAAATTTTCTGCGGGCCTGCCAGAGCGCTGTCCTGGATAACGAAGCCAAGACCCTTGCGGGAAAGATGGGCGTTCCGCACGTCAGCCTGCTTCAGCGCGCCAACCCTGACAACGATGCTCACCACCTGACCGTGGAGCACCTGTTCGGGATCCTGCTGCACACCGGCGATATGCGACCGCTACAGGCGCTGGCGAATGAGTTCGGCTTTGATCTGGTTTCGAGGGCCGCACCTGAGCCGCAAGCGCTGACCCGATCGCTCATCAGCGTAGGTAAGGAGGTGGCCGACCTGACCATCGCCGTGCACCAGGCCCTGGAGGACAGTCATGTCAGCACGTTTGAAAAGGCCCTGATCCGCCAGGAGATCAACCATGTCCGCCAGAGCCTGGACGTGATGGATGCGTCGGTAAAGGTCGCCTGAAAATTTGCCGCGCATGCGCGGGTTTTCATACACCCAGATCGGTGTACTTCGGGGTTGCACTATCCATTAGCGGACCCGAAGCGGCAGGCACAAAAAAGCCGACGGTCGAGGTCGGCTGATTCGATAACACATGAGAAACACAATTATGCAGAGCCAACCTATTTCAAGCAACACCCGGCCAGATGTCGCGACACGTTTTGGCAATACAGAAAACGTGTCGCGTGATTCATCAGTTATTCCTTTCGACTTCGATGGCGCAGCCGTCAGGGTAATTACGGACAACCTCGGCGATCCCTGGTTTGTCGCACGTGACGTCGCTGACGCGCTTGGCTACTCCAAGCCGGAAAATGCTGTGGCTCGTCACTGCAAGGCCGCAACCACTACCCCGAAACAGGGTGGTGGTTTCATGACCGTCATCCCGGAACGCGATCTGTACCGCCTGGTGATGAAGTCCAAGCTGCCGTCCGCCGAAAAGTTCGAAGAATGGGTGGTCGGGCAGGTCCTGCCCTCCATTCGGAAGACCGGGGCATACACAGTACCGTCGCCCAATAATTCGAAGGTCATCGGCGAGCTGGCGATTCTGGAATGCTTCGACCGTATGTTGAAGCCGGCACCGTCCAGCAAGATGATGATGCTCACCCGGATCGCCACCAACAACGGCCTGGACGCCAAGTTTCTCCCGGGCTACGCCGTAGACGCCGCGCCCGATGCCGCCGGCGGTTCCTCTATGCCCACCAAGTCGGTCACGGCCCTGCTGAAGGACAACGGCATCCACTGCTCCCCGGCCGCCTTCAACAACGCCCTCGCGACCAATGGCTTCCTCAAACAGCTCCAGCGCAAGAGCTCCAAGCAGGAAATGGTTGACTTCTGGTCCGTGACCGAAAAGGGCCTCCAGTACGGCAAAAACCTCACCAGCCCTCAATGCCCACGCGAGACGCAGCCTCACTGGTACGTCGATCGCTTCCTTGAACTGGCCGCTCTGGTTGGGAAGGCCTGATATGCAATTCACCGTGACGATCAACCAGGCGAAGGCGCTTGAGTGGGGGTTGAACTCCCAGCAGGCGCTGCTGTTCGCGTTCGTCTACGGCTGCCCAAGTTGGGCGAAAGCGCTAAAGACTGATGACGGTATTTTCTTTGCTCTGAGCAAGGCCAAGATCGTCGAGGAGCTGCCTCTGCTGACCGATAAGCCCGACACGGCGTATCGCATGCTGAAGGCGCTTGAGGAGGCTGGGCTGATTGAGCTGTCCAGCACTTCGAACATCACTCTTTTCCGCCTGACTGAAAAGGCTGCCGAGTGGAACAAGAAACAGGATGGGTCGGAAAAATATCCGACCCCACCAGAAACAAAGGGTCGGAAAAAAATCCGATCTACCTCGGAAAAATCTCCGAGCAAGGTCGGAAAAAAATCCGAGCCAGGGTCGGAAAAATCTCCGACAAATCAGGATACCAATCATCAGGATACCAATCAGGGTACCAGTCACAGCTTGCAGGATGAGTCGGGCAAGCCGACCCAGTCCCGCGGCCTGACTCTGGTGGTTGATCGCATCGAGGCGCCCCGGGTTGAGATCCCTGCCGACATGCCTGGCCCCAAGGACCAGACCTGCAAAACCTTCAAGGTCTGGGCGAATTACGCCATGGCCTACCGCAAGCGCTACAGCACCTGGCCGGTCTGGAACGCCAAGGTCGGTGGGCAACTGGGCCAGCTGGTCGACCGCCTTGGCGTCGATGTGGCTCACCATGTCGCTGCACACTTCCTGAAAACCAGCGATGCCGCCGTGCTGCGCAAGTGCCACAGCCTCAACGAACTGCTGGCAAACGCAGAGAGCTACCACACCCAGTGGGTTACCGGGCAGCGCATCAACGGCACGACCGCCCGCCAGATGGAGCGCACCGAGGCGAACGTCTCCGCTGCCGAGCAGGCTGCGCAAATGGTCTTGGCAAAGCGTCAAGCGGGAGAGCGCAATGAATACCTTTGAAATGAACGATCAGCAGGTCGCCGGGCTGGCCGCAGCCATCTGCGCGACTGCCGAAGCCATGGGCCAGGAAATGAACCCGGGCACGGCGGCGATGATGGCCGAGGACCTTTGCGTTTACCCTGTGCCTGTCGTCAAGGCCGCGCTGAAGGCCTGCCGCTTCGAGGTGAAGGGCAAGCTGTCCATGGCCGACATCCTCCAGCGCGTTCAGTCATCCGACGGCCGCCCTGGCAAGGACGAGGCCTGGGCCATCGCCATGACCACGAACGATGAGTTCGAAACCGTGGTACTGACCGACGAAATCCAGTTGGCCCTGGCCGCCGCAAAGCCTGTCCTCGATGCCGGGGACAAGATCGGCGCACGGATGGCGTTCATCAGTGCCTACGAGCGCTTCGTGGGCCAGGCTCGGGAAGACGCCAAGCCGGTTCACTGGCACGTTTCCGTGGGTTTCGATGCCAGCCGCCGGATCCAGGCCGTCACCAAGGCCATGGAGCTGAAGCGCATCCCCCTCGAGCACGGGCAGAAGTACCTGGCTGACCTCAGCGTGACGCCTGTCACCGAGGATGGCCGCGCCATCGCTGGGTTGCTTACCGGCACGGTCACTCGCCCGGCGCCAGACCTTCGGGAAAAGCTCGAGCGTGTGAAGAGTTCGATGATGGAAATGCGTCGTGCCAGCGCCGAGAAGAAAACAGAGATGCGGATCGAAGCGGCCAACGAGTTGGCTGATCGCCGGGCGCTGCTGATTCGGCAGGCCCAGGAATTGGGAGTGGAGAGGGCGCCGCAATGACTATGGACAAACAAAAACTCCAGAAGCTGCTGTGGAGTGAGGTCGCCTCCTGGAAGGCTGATTGTGGGGAGTGGAAGCAGAACGCTGAAGCGCTTGGTGAATTCCTCGGAGAGAAGACCGTGGAGGAGGTCGCGCTGGAGCTATTAGCGGAGAACGACAACCTCCGGCGAGGAAATGAGACTTGGCGACTCAGCATCGAAGCAGAGCGCAACGGCCACAACGTTACGGTTCGAGGCCTCCAGGACGAACTGGAGCGGTTGAGGGGACCTGCATTTGCAGAGGAGCTTGCGGCGCTGCGTAAGGATGCGGAGCGGTATCGGTGGCTACGGGCCGAGAATGTCGCGGGCTCGAATATCCAAGTCAGCGAGTGGATTGGTCCGCATGAATACCAGCTGTATACAGCCGAACTGGACGCTGCCATCGACGCCGCTATGGGCCAGGGAGTTCAGCCATGACCAATGTCATTCACAAACCCCGTCACTTCTGGTCGCCGGGCCCGAGCCGAATCCGCGACGTCTTCCGCCTGGCATACCTGTTCGCCACTGAGCTTTCCGCCGCCGGCGCCGTCGAGATCATCGTTCGCCCGGTGAAGTCCCGTCGCACCCTGGAGCAGAACGCCAAGCTGTGGGCGATGCTGGCCGACATTTCCCACCAGGTGGAATGGCCGGTCAACGGCGTGATGCAGAAGCTCGACAGCGAGGACTGGAAGGCGCTGATGACCGCAGCGGCCCGCCAGGAGATCCGCATGGCCCAGGGTATCAACGGCGGCGTGGTCATGCTGGGCGAAAGCACCAAACGCATGACCGTGGCCGAACTGGGCGACGTCATCGAGTGCATGTACGCCTTCGGCGCCGACAAGGGCGTGGTCTGGAGTGAGCCGAAAGGGCAGATGCCTGAGCAGTGGGAGGCGGCGGCATGAGCATAACTGCCAAAAAGCCCCGGCCGAAGAAATGCCGCGTTGAGTCATGCAGGGCCTCTTTCGTCCCCAAGGCGAGTTTCCAAACCTGGTGCTCGCCCGACTGTGGCGTCGTCATCGCACGTGCCAAACAGGAGAAGCAGCGCAAGTCCTTTGCCCAGCGCGAGCGCCGGGAGATCAAGGTACGCAAGGAGAAGCTGAAGAAACGAGGCGACCACATGCGCGAAGCCCAGCAGGCGTTCAATGCTTACATCCGCGCCCGGGACCAGATTGCCGGCCACCTGTGCATTTCCAGTGGCAAACCGTTGGACTGGAGCGGTAATGCCGTGGACGCCGGCCACTACCGCAGCGTTGGCTCCGCACCGCACCTGCGCTTCGACGAGCGCAACTGCCACGCCCAGAGCAAGCAAGACAACCGGTTCCTTTCCGGAAATGCCGTGGATTACCGGATAGGCCTGACAGCGCGCATCGGGCTGGAAGCTGTTGAAGCACTGGAGGCTGACCAGAGCGTTCGCAAGTACACCATCGACGACCTGAAGGCCATCAAGGCCGAATACCGGGCCAAGACCCGCGAACTGAAAAAGGGGCACGCAGCATGATCTATCCAAGCGTTTTGAACGCAGTTGTCTCTGCCCTGGCGGCCGAGGCCATCGACAACACCAGCAAACAGGCATGGCAGAACCTGTACAACTCTGCCGACGAGGAGGAGGGTGGCGATCTGGCGACACTGGTTCGCTCGCGTGGTGTTGACACCATCGACCGTACGCAGGTGGACTGCTGGGTTTCCGCCCGACTTCACAGTGCGCTCGAGAAGAAGTACTGGGATGCGCTGGTTGCGAAGTACAGCACACACAAGGGGCGCAAGGTGCAGGCTATTTCTTCGTTGCAGGCCCTCATTAGGACCCCGGCGCCGAAGCTGTTCCTGTTCAAGGCGACGACTGCATGGGCTATCCCGCAACTCAAAGGAGCGAGGGTGAAGGTGGCTACGTCCGTCTCTGTCGAAATCCCGCTGGACGCGCCGGAGTGGCGCCGCGAAGCGGTGGTGAAGGCGGCGCTGGCGGCGGGCCGATCCAAGGCGAAGAAGGACGAGTCCCGATCTGCAGACATGATCGTGCTGAAGGACAGTTTCTACGATATGAACACTTGGGATAACGACGGCACGCCGGAGTCGACTCGCCGCCGGTGGCGTCAAGATATCGCAAAGGCTGCTGACGACTTGGTCAACGAGGCGCTGGCGCACGCCGCCGACATTCTGGAGGGGGAAGGCCTACTGATTGAACGGGCAGCGTAATTGCCTGTTGACATAAGTGAGCGGATGAGCGAAATTAATCCCATCCTGTCATTCCTGCGTGTGTAGGGTTGATGAAGAAAGCCCGGCCACTGAGCCGGGTTTTTTTATGCCTCAGATTCACCTGTAGCCAGGGCAGCCCTCGAGACGGCCTGTACGTCGATAGCCGGACAGTGCGGCGTACGAAAACAACACCGGCAGCCCGCGCACCCTTACCTCAAACTTGCTGTCGGGGTGGCGCGAGACTGGAGCGGCGAGATCGATGCATTGGGGCGTCGACGCTGGGCCAGTCTACGGCGGATCGAGGGGAAAGACCCTCACATCATGCGGATGAATGCGCAGGCTGATGCGCTAATCAGGTGAGCGAGAGCTGTTCGGGGCGGGTATTAGTATCCATAGGCTGAACAGGTGCGGAAGGTATGTGGATTGCAGTACGCACACCCGCAGCTATAAAACGAGGCGTCCCGTCCACGCCTATCGTCACTAAGCTGGAGATCAGCACCGGCCATCCGCACCTATTCAGGCCGCTTCGACCGAAACCGAAAGACGTTTCCCGAGCGCGGCCAGTGCATTCTCCAGGGCTTCCATCTTGGAAGTGTGCAGGAAGTCGACCAGGCGATCGCCTTGGGTCTGAGCAATACCCAGCAGCCGGCATAGATCAGCCTTGCGCATATCGCGCTCCATCATGGCGTTCCACAGCGCGATCTTCGCCACGGTTACCGCTGGCAGGTGAACGACATGCTCGCCTTCCTGGGGATCGGATGCGGAAGGAATGGCCCGGCGCTGATCGACGTACAGCGACAGGGTGGTATCGATTGCGTCCATGGCTTCACGGACCGCGTGCTCGATGTCATCGCCGAAGCTGTTCAGCTCTGGCAGATCCCGGCAGAAGACAGCCACACCGGTGGCGTCCTGTTCAAATCGAATTGCAAAGTCGTACATGGTCACTCCTCGGAGGTGATCGTCCAGCGTTCAGATGTGGTGAAGGGGCTCTTAGAGCCCCAGTTGTTTAATGATCGCCTTGCGGGTCGGTTCCGGCATTTCCTTGGATCCGTGGTCCGCGAAGGTTGTCTTGTTGCCGTTTGGGGCGGTGACTTTGAAGTGGCTTCCTTTGCCTGCTTCGAAAGTCACCCCTTGGGCCTTCAACCATCGTCTGAACTCGCTGAACTTCATCACCTCGCCTCGTTGTTTGGATGAGTCCAGTATACAACAAATTTGTGTTAATACAACAAAAATGTTGTATTTGGTTTGGCCCTTTTCAGGCCCTCTTTGAGCGCCTTCTTTTTCTCAATCATGCACAGTCGGAGTCGAAGGCATGGAGTTTCTACAGCGCCTGTTCGAAAAGCTCGACTGGGCATTCGCCGGATTTCTGGGGGCGATCACCGCCAGCTTCTGGCACCGGGACGACTTGGTAGACCGAAAGGCCTGGGCGATCTTCATCTTCTCGGGTGCAGTCTGCGCCCATTACCTGACTGGCCTGATCAGTTCCTACTTCGGAGTGGTCGAGCCGCGCAGTGTTGCCGGTGTCGGGTTCCTGCTGGGCACCTTCGGCGGATCGCTCATTGCCGCCATCACCCGGGCGATCAAAGCCGCTGACCTATGGGCATTCATACGTCAGCGGTTCGGGGGAGGCAATCCACCATGAATCTTGAACTGATCAACTCCATCGCCTGCGGCTTCATTGCCTTGTGGGCGTTCTGGTGCGTGGTGAGCGGGAAGGTGAGGGACGGCATCCTTGGGAAGCTGATCTACTCGACTATTGCCATCAGCGCCTATGTCGTGACCACAGGACACAACAGCTTCCTGTTCGGTCCCACCGTGGCAGGGCTGACGTTGCACATCGCTCTGGCCCTGGCCGGCATCCGCCACTTGTTCATGGTGACCTACTGGCAGCGGGTCAAAGCCTGGATCTGCCGACACCTGAACTGTGAGCACTGCATGGGCTGCGACAAGGCGCCGGGTGGCGTCGAGCGGCGGAAATAGTAAGTCGCGACACGTTTCGCGGATCAGCAAATTGTGTCGCGACACGCGACGAGGTATAGCCATGAATGACCAAACGACCGAACAGGAAATCCAAGCGAAGGGCCTGGTCGCGCCACGGGTAACGCCAGCAGATCTGCAAGCCAACATTGTGGGTGAGTACTACTTCACCGCACAGGATGGCGTCCAGGCTACGTTGCATAAGCAGGACGAACTCACACGCCTGACCGGTGCCCACGGAGAACTGGCGCTGCTCACATTCTGTGTATTGGTTCTCAGGAACGGCTTCACTGTGACAGGGGAGTCGGCCTGCGCCAGTCCGGAAAACTATGACGAGACTATTGGCCGTAAGATCGCTCGCCAGAACGCCGAACAAAAGATCTGGCCGTTGATGGGCTACGAACTAAAGTCGCGCCTCCATGGGTGATGTAACCCGCCTTCGCCACGCTCTCCCGATGAGCCAGGACATCAACAAGGCGCTAACCGAGCGGGATGTCGCCATTGCCAGCGCTATCGACGCAGCCAAGGCCGCCGGCCTGCCTCAAGGACTGATCGTCGCGGAGCTGCATGGGCACGCCCACGCGCAAACCCACCTCATGGTGAAGGCATGACCGCAGACATTCACGATATCGCCGACCAGCGACCGCACCTGACGGTGGTAGCCAGTGACGGCGCCCACGTCATCCCGTGCGCGTTGGTTCAATCGGTGATCGATGGCAAGCAACCTTCCGCCATCCTCACCGAGCCGGTAGTGCAGCGCATCATTGAAGAGTGGCTGCAGAAGGTGAGCGCATGACGACAGTTGCTTGGTTAGCTCCAGTACTCGAAGCGACAGTGAAATTGTCGAGACTCGCCCGCAAAGACTCACCGGCGCTAGGGCTCCTGGATAACTGGGCTCGTCTTTACCCGAGCAAGCGCCTTGCGCTAAAGACCATCGAACTGATTGTGCATGACCGACTGGGTGAGGCTGATGCGAAGACCACTACCGCCAGCGTTACTGGTTGAACTGTCCGAGCTATCGGACTTCGGCATTCGCCTGACCCCAGCTCCTGAAGTGTGGGAATGGCTCCAGACCGAGATCCTTGCCGACACCGGCAGCATCCACAACGAGGACCACGCTCACCTGATCGACGCCGACGTGCGGGTTATGTGGGCATCGTCAGCATTTGAAAAGCAGGGTCGCACCGTCCTGGGCCAAGCCGAGCAGGTAGCGTTCCGCGCTGGTGGTTGGCAGAAGGCCCGGATGGAACAGCAGATGCGTGATTGGTTCGGCGACGTGCCGGCTTTCATCATCACCCTGGCTGCCGACTACTGCGCCCAGTGCAGTGACCTGGAGTTCTGTGCCCTGGTCGAGCACGAGCTATATCACCTGGCCCACGCCAAAGACAAATACGGTCAGCCAGCCTTCACGAAGGACGGCGCACCCAAGATCGAGATGCGCGGCCACGACGTCGAAGAGTTCATTGGAGTGGTCCGCCGCTATGGTGCGAGCACAGACGTCCAAGCGTTGGTGGATGCTGCAAACAGTCCTGCTGAGGTGGGGAAATTGAACATTGCGAGGGCCTGCGGAACCTGTCTGCTCAAGTCGGCCTGATTCTGGACAGGCTCTGGACGGATGAAAATCTATGGCAGCCCTTCAAAACGACGTGAAGGCCTTTATCGTTCAGGCCCTGGCGTGCTTTGACACGCCTTCACAGGTGGTTGAAGCAGTCCAAAAGGAATATGGGGTCACAGTGACCCGCCAGCAGGTGGAAACGCACGACCCGACCAAGACGTCAGGCAAAGGCTTAGCAGCCAAGTGGCAAACCCTGTTCCACGACACCCGAAAGCGCTTCCGCGAAGAGACGGCAGAGATCCCGATCGCCAACCGTGCGTATCGACTGCGCGCCATGAACCGGTTCGTTGAGCGGGCAGAGTCGATGAAGAACATCGGCCTTGCCATGCAGATCCTGGAGCAGGCAGCGAAGGAAGTCGGCGACGTCTACGTGAATCGCCGCCTCGAACCTGAAAAACCCCTGGGCTCCCAGGCGGACCAGCAGCACGCAGTTGCTGAGTACACGCTGGAGCCAGATGAAAATGTCCCGACTACCCCGTACCTATGACCCGCCGGTAAAGCTGACGCCGAAACAGGCGAACATCTACTGCTGGGGCTTCCAGCCAGAGGCGCGTTTTCGCGACGCGGTTTGCGGCCGGCGATTTGGAAAGACATTCCTGGGCAAGGCTGAGATGCGCCGTGCTGCCCGGCTGGCTGCCGAGTGGGGCGTGAGCGTAGAGGATGAGATCTGGTACGGCGCGCCGACGTTCAAGCAGGCCAAGCGCGTGTTCTGGCGTCGGCTGAAGCAAGCCATCCCCGAAGCCTGGCGCGCTCACCGCCCGAACGAGACGGAATGCTCGATCACGCTCAAGTCAGGCCACGTCATGCGCGTGGTAGGGCTCGACAACTACGACAACCTGCGGGGTTCTGGTCTGTTCTTCGTCCTGGTGGACGAGTGGGCGGACTGTCCATGGGAGGCCTGGGAGGAAGTCCTGCGGCCAATGCTCTCGACCTGCCAGTACACAATCCCCGGTCTGGGGGTGCGAAAGGGCGGGCACGCTCTGCGGATCGGCACGCCCAAGGGCTTCAACCACTGCTACGACACGTACCAGGACGGACGGCCAGGCCATGAGCCTGACCACAAGAGTTGGCTGTACACCTCGCTCGATGGGGGCAACGTGCCGGCGGAAGAGCTGGAAGCAGCTCGCCGCAAGATGGATCCCCGGACGTTCCGGCAAGAGTACGAGGCCAGCTTTGAGAACTATGCCGGCGTCGTTTACTACACGTTCAATCGTGAAGCGAACCGCACCAGCGAAACAATCAAGCGCGGTGAAGCGCTGCACATCGGCATGGACTTCAACGTCATGAAGATGACTGCGGTGGTCCACGTTATACGCGACGACCTGCCCCTGGCGCTCAGCGAGTTCTTTGATGTGCGCGATACGCCGGAAATGATCGAGAAGATCAAGCTTCGCTTCCCGGATCACAGCATCGCGATCTACCCAGACGCCAGCGGCCAGAACACCAGCAGCAAGAGCGCAAGCGAGTCAGACCTGTCACTGCTGAGGAAGGCCGGATTCACCGTAGTGGTTGACTCGACCAACCCGGCGGTGAAGGACAGGGTCAATGCCATGTGCGCGATGTTCGCCAACACATACGGCGAGCGCCGGTACCGCGTGAACGTAGACCAGTGCCCCAAGTACACCCAATGCCTTGAGCGGCAGGTCTACAACGACAAGGGCGAGCCTGACAAGAAAGCGGGCTATGACCACCTGGTGGATGCGCCCGGCTACTTCATCGCCAAACGCTACCCGATCAAAACACGCACAGGCGGAACACGCCGAATTGGAGGCTTGGCCTGATGCCAGTGCAATCGACAAACCCCGACTACGACGCGCACATCGCCGAATGGGAAATGATGGACGATGCGCTCGAGGGCGAGTGCGCAGTGAAGCGCAACCCGCGCAACCTGCCAAAGCCCAGCGGCATGGTGGAAGCCGAGAAACTCGACGCCGCCGGCAACAAGTACCTGTACGAGAACTACACGGCCCGGGCGCAGTATGAGCATTGGGTCCGGGATTCGCTGCGCTCGATGATGGGCCTGGTGACTCGGTTGATCCCGGAGATCGAACTGCCTACCGGCCTCAAGGGGCTGGAGGATAACGCGACCTCGGACGGCTTCGGCCTGAAGCAGCTTTTCTTCCGCATGGTGCGCCAAGCTATTTCCCATGGCCGGGTGCCTCTGGTGGTGAACGTCGACGACCGCGGCGAGCCGTACTTTTCGACCTATGCCACTCGCAATGCCATCAACTGGAAGGTGGGCAGCCAAGGCGGGCGCCAGGACTTGATCCTGGCGGTGTTCCAGGAGTTCCGGGATAACAAAGAGGACGAGTACGACCACGACTGCAAGCTGGTGTACCGCGTTTTCAAGATGATCGGAGAGGTCTGCTACAGCGAAGTGCTGGGCGAGGCCGGCGACGTGATTGACGAGCTGAGGCCGCTCGGGACAACTGATGCGGACAACCGCCTGGTCAAAGGCCTGTATTACCTGCCGGTGATTTACTGCGGGTCGACGGACAACTCGCCAGAAGTGGACGAAGTCCCGCTGCTGACCATGGCCCGTGCCGCGCTGAAGTCGTATCAGCTCAGTGCTGACTACTTCACGGCGCTGCATCAGACCAGCCACCCGCAGCCGTGGGTGTCTGGCTTGGACGACTCGGTAGAGCTGAGCGTGACAGGCCCGTCAGCCGCCTGGGACCTGGGCCCCAATGGGAAGTGTGGCTATCTGGAGTTCCAGGGCGCTGGCATCGAAGCCGTCCGCAAGGCGATGGACGATCAGAAGAACGCCGCGCTTGAAGCTGGCGCCAAGGTCATGGACGTGAGCGGCACAGAATCGGGTGAAGCGCGCAAGACGCGTCAGAACGATCAGCACGCCACGCTTCACAGCATCGTCATCACCGTGGCCGAAGCCCTGGAGCAGGGTCTGCGATATGCCGCCGAGTGGAAAGGCTACGACCCCAAGCAAGTCAAGTTCACGGTCAAGCCTGAATTCGTGATGCCGGAGGTGGACGCTCAAGTCCTCGCCGAGCTGCATAAGGGCGTCATGGCAGGGACCATCAGCGGCGATACGTACTGGCAGTACCTCACCACCGGGAAGTTGCCGGAGCGCCCCTACGAAGAAGAAGCCGAGCTGATCAGCGATGAGCGCGAGTCGGCTGGTATCAACCTGGATAATGACGATGCCAACGACGAATCTGGAGCAGGCGGACAGCCAGCTACTGGAGCAGACGACCCGTCACTCGGTGATGATCGAGCGGCTTAAGGCCGGCGAGGTCAAGAAGTTCGAGAAGTACCTGCGCCAGATAGACAAGCTTGTGCGCGACCAGCTGACACGCAAGGAGTTGACCACCTACAGCCGGGATCGCCTTGAGCAGTTCCTGGCCCGGGTGGATGGCAGGCTGCTGGAGATCTACAAGGCCTACGGCGACTTGGTGCAGGCTGACCTGGTCGATATCGCGCTGTACGAGGCGACCTTTGAGGCCAACAGCCTGAGCAATGCGCTCTCCATCGATGCTGTGGTGCCGGCCAATACGATTATCCGCGCAGCGGTGTTCTCCTATCCCTTGCAGGTCAAGGGCATCGACGGAGGGAAGCTGCTCAAAACCTTCGTCAGCGGCTGGACACGCACCGAGACGATGCGTGTCACCAACACCATCAGGCTTGGTTGCGGCCAGGGCCAGACGAACGCCCAGATCATCCAGGCGATACGCGGGACCGCGGCGCAGAACTTCACCGATGGCATCCTGGCGGTGAGCAACCGGAACGCGGCTGCCGTGGTGCAGACGGCGATCCAGCACGTGGCGTCCACTGCGCGCATGGAGACGCTGAAGGCCAACAGTGATGTGGTGCTGGGCTATCGCTGGGTTTCGACTCTGGATCGCAAGACGTCCCAGCAGTGCAAAGGATTGGACGGGATGCGCTTTGACCTTGGGAAAGGCCCGCTGCCGCCAGCGCACATCAACTGCCGCTCAACAACGGTGCCTACCACCAGGCTGTCGGAGATGTTCGTCAAAGACGCCACGCGGGCATCAGTCGGTGAAAATGGTGGTGCACAGGTCGATGCAGGTCTCAACTATTACGAATGGCTAGCAACGCAGCCGGTGAGCTTTCAGGACCATGCGCTTGGCCCGGTCCGGGGGAAGCTGTTCCGCGATGGCGGCCTGACGCCGGAGAAGTTCGCCAAGCTGCAGCTCGATAAGTCGTTCAAGCCACTGACCCTGGCGCAACTCAAGGCCGCAGAGCCTGACATGTTCACCCGGGCAGGCGTTACACTCGGCGCTCCACCAGGTTGAGATAACCGATGCAGATCATCGTTGAGGACGGGAAGGGCAGACCCGATGCGAATAGCTTCGTGCCGCTGGAGAAGTTGATCTTCTACCGTGACTACTACGGGTTTCGGATACCTGAAGCTGAGGTAGAGCAGATTGAGCTTCTGCTGCGCGCTGCTGCCGACATCAATGCTCGCGAATGGAAAGGGCGCAAGGCCAATCCAAGCCAGGCAATGGCCTGGCCCCGGCGTGACTGCAAGATCGAATACCAGACGCTGTCCGAGACGTTCGTGCCCTTTGAGCTTGAATGGGGTCAGGTACGGCTGGCGGCTGAGCTGTACGCTGCCGAGCAGGGCTTCCAGATTGAAGAGCCAACGCACTGCACTGAGCCCAATGGCCGGCGAGCCCGGCTTAACCGAGATACTCCAGGTTTGCGAATGCGGCCGCCGCCGTACGCGCCGAGCAGGACACAGTTCGCCGACTACCTGATAATGCGGGGATTGCATTTAGTCGCTAAGGAGTAGCTGATGTTCAAATTGCTGCGGTGGGCATTTCTGATAGTGGTATTGGCTACTTTCGTTGGCCTCGCTTTTTTGCTCGGTCTGTCGTTTGGACTTGGCAACAGCCACGGCAAGTTCATTTCAGAGGCTGTGCCTGTCCTATCAATGCTTGGAGGATGGGTTTCGGGTATTGGCGCACTTGCAGCGGTTCTCACCACTCTTTGGCTGGCTGACAAGCAGCGCAGAGAGGACGTCGAGAACCTGCGCGTTTTTGTCCGCTCCGCCATCGCAGATACCGGAGAAGGAGGTTGGTTTATTGCTCTCGGGATCACATCTGATGGCAAGCGTCCAGTCAAAGTGACAAGTCTTTCCGTGCAGTCGCCGCATGCGAGAAATTACCTTCATGTCAGCCAGTTCTGGTGGGGTAGTGATCCATTGCCAGCCGCGATGACATACGGTGACAGCATTTCCTTGCATTTAGCGCCTGGTTTTGACCGGCAGATTAGTAATTACGTGCACAAACACTGCCACGGCAAAACCGCGGGCTTGCAATTTGTTGTAGGCACGACACTCCATGAATTCAAAGCTTCCATACACAAGAATCTGCTCACCTTGAGCGACTGAACCTAAATCCCGATTCATACCAACCTCGGCCATGCCGGGGTTTTTTTATGCCCGTCAGGCGGGCCAACCAATCCCCAGGGGATACCCATGCCATTTGAATTTGACCCGGCCGCCGCAGGCCTCACCCTTGATGCAACTCAGGCCGCAGCCCTCCAGGAGGCGCTGGGGGGCAAGGTTCAGGAGTACCTGGACAAGGAAGTAAACGGGCTGAAGTGCAAGAATCAGGAATTGCTGGGTTCTAACCGGACCATCAAGACCGAGCTGGACAAGCTGAAAGGTCAATTCGAAGGCCTGGATATCGACGCGGTAAAAGGCTTGCTCGCCAAGGTCGGCCAGGACGAAGAGACCAAGCTGATCGCCGAGGGCAAGCTCGACGAGGTCATCACTCGCCGCACCGAGCGCCTGCGCACCGATTATGACAAGCAGCTCGCCGCCGAGAAGGCCCGGGCTGACAAGGCTGAAACTTTCGCTGCCAAGTACAGCGACAAGGTGCTGGCCGACTCCATCCGCGCCGCAGCTATCAAGGCAGGCGCGCTCCCCGAAGCAGCCGAGGACATCATCCTGCGCGCCCGGGGCACTTTCAAACTCAGCGAAGACGGCGAGGCGATCGCAACCGACCGTGATGGCGAGGTCATCTACGGCAAGGACGGCAAAACGCCTCTGTCGCCGCTCGAATGGGCGGAATCGCTGCGTGAAACAGCAACACACCTGTGGCCCAGGGCTCAGGGTGCCGGGCAGACCGGCGACAACGGTGGCAAGGCCACGAAAAAGTGGGGCGAGTACACGGAGTCCGAGCGTGCTGCGCTGGCCCGTGACAACCCCGAAGCGTTCAAAAAACTCTTGGCCACCAAAGGAGCCTAACCCATGGCAACGACCCAACTGGCGGACATCTTCGTCGCCGACTATTACGGCACTATCGCGCCGGTCAACTCCCCGGAAAAGACTGCGGTCTTCGAGTCCGGGATCATTGTCAAATCGCCCGAACTGGACGCCATCGCGCAGAACGGCCAAGGCACCTCGGAAATCAGCTACTGGCAGGATCTGGACGCTGATGAAGAGCCCAATATCTCCAACGACAACCCGGACGACCTGGGTGAGGTCGGCAAGGCAGAGCAGGGTACTATGCGCGCCCGGACTCTCTACCTCAACAAAGGCTACGGCGTTGCCGACCTGACATCCGAGCTCGCTAACTCCGAGCCGATGCAGCACATCCGCAACCGCTTCGGCACCTACTGGACCCGTCGCTGGCAGCGCTATCTGCTCGGCGCAGCCCGTGGCGTGATTGCTTCGAACATCGCCAACAACGGGGGCGACATGGTGGTGGACGCTGGCGCGACTATCAGCGCCGGCGCCTTCCAAGATGCCGCATTCACCTCCGGCGACGCTGCTGACGTGTTCTCCGCAATCGGCGTGCACTCTGTCGTGATGAACCAGATGGTCAAGCAGGACCTCATCGAGTACCTGCGCGACTCCGAAGGCAAAATCATCTTGGCGACCTATCTGGGCAAACCCGTCTTCATGGACGACAGCCTGGTATACGGCGCGGGGCGTTACCTGTCGGTGTTCTTCGGTCAGGGTGCTTTCGGCTACGGCGAAGGGAAGCCAGCCGTTCCGGTCGAGCTTCAGCGCAAGCCTGATGGTGGCAACGGTGGCGGTGCTGAGATCCTGTGGGAGCGCAAGACCTTCATTCTGCAGCCCGCGGGTTTCAGCTGGAAAGGCAGCAACAACCAGAACCTCAGCCCGACGGCGACCCAGTACGCGGCCGCAGCCAACTGGGAGCGCGTCTTCGACCGCAAACAGGTCCCGTTCGCCGCCGTTATCAGCGGCACCGCCACCCCGTAATCCAACTGAGGCAGGGCGTCTCCGGACGCTCCTGCTGTATGGGAGCAAATCATGAAAGTGATCTACACCGACAAGCCCGGTAGCGAGCCTGGCGTTTGTTACCGCCTGCTCAATGAGTTCTTCGGGGTGATCAGCGCGGCGACCGATGTCTTCGTCCAGGGCGACAACCCCAACATCATCGAGGCCTACCAGCGAGCAGGTATCAAGGTGACCGGTGCCGATGAAAACGGGCTGCGTACCGACGGGCCGACTGTGGCGGATTTTGTCGCCGCCGGCTACGAGGCGAACGACTACCCGCCGACGGGCTATGCATCCCGAAGTACCGACGAGGAGATCGCCGCCGCCATTGCCGCCCAGAAGCTCAAGGCCGACGGCACCACGGAAACCGACCCGATGAAAATGAAGGTTGACGATCTGAAGGTTTGGCTGACCTCCAAGAACATCGCATTCGATGCTTCGGCCAAGAAAGAAGACCTCCAGGCCCTGGTGCCGAAGGAATAAGGACAAGTACATGACCGACTTCATCACCGTGGCCGATGTGGACGCCCAGCTCGGTCCTGACTGGGCCGGCACCGGTGATCCGGTCCTTGCTGTGACCATGGCAAACGCCTGGCTCACGGCCAAGATTAAGCGGGCTGTTCCCGATCCGGTTCCGGCCGAGATCAAAACAGCCGGCGCCCAGGTCGCAAAAGAAGCGGCAGCGGGCAAGCTCTACACCGCCACGCAGAGGGAAGTGCAGAGCAAGACCGTTTCGGCGCAGTCCGGGACGTCTGTGAGCAAGACCTATGTGGCAGGCTCTGCCGATCAATCGGCCGCTGTGAACTTCGCGCTGGCGCTGATCCAACCCTGGATCAAGCGTTCCGGCGTGATGATGTTGAAAAGGACCTGAGCATGGGTATGCGCGAGGAAATTCAGAGCGACTTGGCCGAAGCCTTCGATGACCCTGACGGCCTGGCTGATGCGGTGAAACCCGTTGTCGGCGTTCGGAAGGTGCTCGGTGAGTACGACCCCGATCTCGGGGCCGCTCCAGAGATCATTACCACCTACGCCGGTCGCGGGATCTTCGGTAGTTACCTGGGCAAAGAAATCGATGGATCCCTGATACAGACGACCGATGAAAAGCTCACCATTCTGCAGAACGAGCTTTTCATCACGCTCCTTGGCGTGCCGACCTCCACCGTGGCGACACCGGAGATCGGGGACGACATTGGCGGCAAGCGCGTCCTGAACGTCAGCCAGGATCCTGCCGGGGCAATCTGGACCGTTCAACTGAGGATGTGACATGGCAAATCGTGGCGCCGGCCAATCCGGAAGCTTCGCCTTGAGCCTGGCCGAGTTTGCAGCCCAGACCGGTGAAGCCATCGACGCCAGTGTGCGCGAGATCATCATCGAAGTTGGCAGCAGCCTGATCCGTATGTCTCCCGTGGGCAACCCGGAGATATGGGCCCAGAACGCTGTGGCGACCCAGTACAACAAGGCCTTCGACGACCACAATGCCGCGCTGCGCAGTGACCCGGCCAATATCACCAAGGGCGGCAGGCTCAAGAAAGGCCGCAAGCTCAACGATGGCATGGACATCGTTGCGCCAGAAGGCTACGTCGGGGGGCGGTTCCGGGCGAACTGGCACCTTTCGCTTGGTATGGTTGAAAACGTCACCTTCGACGAGGTCGATCCAAGCGGGGCTGAAACCGTGGCCGCCCTGGTCGCTGCCATGGGCGACTTCAGCGCCGGCCAAGTGGCCTACGTCATCAACAATTTGCCCTACGCGATCCCGCTGGAGTTCGGCCATTCCACCCAGGCCCCCGGCGGCATGGTGCGGGTCACCGTGGCGCGCTTCCAACAGATCGTGCTGGAAGCCATCAGGAACAACCAGGTATGAGCCACGCAATCATCGCCTCGATCTACGAGGCCAAGCTCATCGCCTGGAACAATGCCAGGCCGCAAAAGTTGAAGATCGTCTTTGAGAACATGGCCTACACGCCGGCTGCGGGTGAAACCTACCTGCGGGCGTTTACGATCCCGGGCGACACCGCGAGCAATACACTCGCTGGTGACCACCGCCTGTTCACCGGCATATTCCAGATCAGCATCATCGCGCCGGCGGGCACCGGTAAGTCCAAGACAAACCCAATCGTCGATGAACTGGCGAGCGTGTTTCCGCCTTATGTACGGCACACGAAGGGCGACTTTGTCGTAATCGTCATGAGCCCAGTGGACCAGGGGCCAGGAATCAATGGCGACACCTCGTACACCGTTCCAGTCTCGTTTTCATATCGAGCCGACACCAACTGATCCGCAGAGGTAAAATCCCCGCATGAAATGGCAGGGGCGGATAGGCAATGGATGAAAATCGGAAGCAGCGTCTTCAGTACCTGAGCGAGTGGGTAGATGACCACTGCTATCGAAATCGTGAGGAAATCAGCGAGAGCGACAGGTGCCTCTGTACTGGCTGCGGCGCTTGGCTGAAACCGGCAGAGATCATCAAGTGGTACGAGGATCGTCACGCGTGCTGCCCCATCTGCGGGCTGACCGGTGTCGTAGTCGGCTCAAAGTCTGGAATCCCTCTAGACGAGGTTCGTAGCAATATGGGCCTCGAATAGCCAAGTAAACCTAGCCCGTTGGGCAACCCAGAACCCGCCATTGAGCGGGTTTTGTCATTTCTGAAAAGAGGAAAACTCATGAGCGTCAAGATTCCCAACGGCACCACGTTTGAGATCGCAGCCACCCTGAGCGCGCCCAAGGCGTTCACGGCTATCAGCAACTCCAAGCCTGCGGTGCTCACCGCTGCGGCCCACGGCCTCGCTGATGGCGACGTCATCGTCATCGACTCTGCCTGGGCAAAGCTCAACGGTCGACCCGCGCGCGTCATCGACTCGGATGCCGGTGAGTTCTCGGCTGAAGGCGTCGACACAACCAGCGTGAAAAACTACCCGGCAGGCTCTGGCGCAGGCACCGTCCGCGAAGCCACCGGTTGGACTCAGATCTCGCAAATCACCGAGCCTACCGCAAACGGCGGTGAGCAACAGTTCCTGACTTACGGCTTCCTCGAGGACGACGATGACCGCCAGCTCCCGACCAACAAGTCGGCAAGCAGCATGACTCTACCGGTGGCAGATGATCCTGCCCAGGCGTATGTCTCGCTCGTCGAGGCAGCAGATGAAGACAAGGAACCGCGCCTCATCCGGGCAAATCTTCCGGGCGGCGCAACGATCTACTACTACGCCTATGTGTCGATCACCGCCACCCCGACCCTGAGCCGCAACAACATCATGACGCGGACCATCACTCTTTCGTTCGCCTCCCGCCCAACCCGCTACAACGCCTAAGGGGCTCCTATGCCGAAGTTTTCAATCGCGCCAAAGCCTACGTTCACCGTTGACGTGGCTATCCCGCAGGTCGGCGGTAAGCCGGCCGTGGTGCCTTTTACATTCAAGTACCGCGACCGCACAGCCCTGGCCGAACTGTTCGACACGTGGAAGGAAAGGGCAGAGGCCGCGGCTGAGCGTTTCAAGGGAGCTGAACCAACGCTTTCTGAGGTAACAGCCGCTGAAGTCGAGCAGGGTATCGACCAGATCAAGGACTTGGTCGTGTCCTGGGGCTTCACCGACAAGCTCAACGACGAATCCATCACCGCACTGGTGAAGAGCTGTGTCGGCGTTTCCGACGCTGTGATTAAGGCCTACAGCGAAGCATTCGGTAAGGCCCGCCTGGGAAACTAACCGCCGCCGCCCGTGCGCTGTACGAGTCCGAAGGCTCAGCGGAGCAAATGGCATTGTTCGGGTTCTCGCCTGAGGACTACGACGAAACCATCGAAGTCTGGCCCGACAACTGGCCGTCCTTCCTCGTCATGGATGCAATGGGCACCCAGTGGCGCACTGGTGCGTGCGGCGCAACCGGCCTCGACTACGGAGTTTTGCCCAGCGTGATGAGGCTCGTCGGCGTTCCGCCAAAGGACCGGCCGGGCGTGTTCCAGGATATCCGCGTCATGGAATCGGAGGCCATCGCGGTGATGGCAGAGGCCCGCGACAACCGCCCATAACCACGGGCACCCATTCAAGGTGAGTCGATGAATATTGCAGAACTCGGCGTCAAGATCGACTCGACCGATGCGATCCAGGCGAAAACGAGCCTGGATGACATGGCAAAGGCCGGCGGCCGGGCCGAGCAGTCTGCCGTTAGCCTGATGAACGAAATGCAGGCATTGGAAAAGTCGCTTTCCACCAATGCCAAGACTACCCAGGACCTGGCGAAGCAGCGGGATGCTCTCGCCCGACTGACCAAGACCGGTGCCTATGGTGAGGCGGAAGCGGCGAAGATCTCCGCCCAGCTCGACAAGCAGCAGGTCGCGCTGGCTAAGTCAGCGATGGATGAGCAGAAGGCGCTCAACAGCTTGCTGGGGGCGATTGATCCAGCTCGCGCCGCACTGGCGAAGCTGGACACCCAAGTCGAGCAGTTGGGGAAGCACCTGGATGAGGGGCGAATCAGCCAGGAGCAGTACAACACCGCTCTGAGCAAGATCGACAAGGACTACGACAAGCTCAACAAAACCGCCTCCGGTTTCGACAAGTTGCGCCTCGGCACCCGTCAGGCGCAGGAGAACGTCGTTCAGCTTGGCAATGCGCTGTCGTCAGGCGACTGGGGGAGCGGCGTGCGGGCCGTAGCACAACTGGGTGCCGGGGCGGGCGAGGGCGCCGCTGGCTTACTTGCCATCCTTGGTCCGCTTGCTCTGGCGACTGCCGCAGTGGGTGGGCTCGCATATGCGTTCTACAAAGGCAGCGAGGAGCAGGAAAACTTCGACGATGCCCTTACCCTCACGGGTAATTTTGCAGGAAAGAGCGCTGGGCAACTTGGCGAAATGGCGCGCCAGGTTAGCGCTACAGTCGGCACGACCGGCCAGGCCGCATCCGTGCTCGAATTGCTGGCCGGCAACGGCAAGATCGCTGGCGACAGCTTCCAAGGGATCACCCAGGCCGCAGTGTCGATGCAGGAGGCCACCGGCACGGCCGTCAAAGATACCGTCGCCGAGTTCTCCAAGCTCGCCGACGATCCGGTCAAGGCTTCCGCCGCGCTGAATGAGCAGTATCACTACCTGACCGCATCGGTTTACTCGCAGATTGCCGCGCTGGAAAAGCAGGGCGACCATGCTAGTGCTGTGAAGCTCGCCACCGAATCGTATGCCGATGCGATCAATGAGCGCACGCCACGAATCCTGGAGAACCTGAGCTTCTGGGAGAAGGGATACAACGCAGTTGCCCGCGCCGCTGACAGCCTGAAGAACATCGGACGCAGCGATATCGGCGCCGATATCGAGCAGGCGCGCCGGGACTTGGCCCGGGCCCAATCGGGAGATGTTGGGCTGTTCCAAAACCAGCAGGAGATGATCGACCTCTATCAGAATCGCCTCAACATGCTGGAGGACCAGAAGGCTGCCCAAGCGGACATCGCCAAATGGGAGGGTGAGCAGGCAAAAGCCCAGGCTGACGCCGTCTCATCGATGGCAAAGGTCGATGCGCTCGCCAAGTCGGCGTGGACGAATGAGCAGAAGCGCAACGATGCGATCAAGGAGTACAAGCGGCAGCTCGAGGACATCCGCAAGGTCGCGCCCAACGATCCGCGCCTGAATCAGGCGGTGATCGACAAGAACTTGGCGAACATCAACGACCAATTCAAAGATCCGAAGGCCGCCGGAACCCAGGTCGATTTGACCGGCTTCAACAACGCCAAGAACAACCTGGCAGTCATCACCGAGGAGTACAAAAACGCCCAGAAGGAACTGGACGCAGCGCAGAAAGCAGGACTTGTTTCCCAGGCCGACTATGCGCTTAAGCGCGAAGCGCTGATTGGGAACGAGCGCGACGAAGTAACCGCTGCCTACGAGGCGGAGATTGCGGCTCTGGAGGCGGCCAAGGGCAAGAAGACCACAACTGCCGCGCAAAGCATCCAGCTGGATCAGAAGATCGCCGATGCGCGTGCTGGGATGGTCAAGGCGCAAAAGGATGCGGATAGCCAGCTCGAAGTACTGGCTACGAACGAGAAGGGGCGACTCGCTCAACAAGAGCGGGCGATCACGACCTACGTTCAAGCCTTGGCGCAGCAGCAACGGGCGCTTGAGCTAGCAGGACAGCGCGCCGTTCTTGGCGTAGGCCAGGGAGACCGCCAGAACGCGCTCAACAACGAACTGAACAGCCAGCAGGACCGGTTTGCTCAGCAGTCGTTGGAGCTGGCAAATCAGAAGTCTGACCCATCGCGGAACATGTCCGAGGAGGAGTTCGCCCGGCAATCGCAGGCCCTCGCGGATGCGAACAAGGCTGCCACCGACCAAATCCGTCAGAACTACGCGAATGTTGAAGCTGCCCAGGGCGACTGGACGAAGGGCGCCACATCGGCGTGGGCCAACTACCTAGATTCGGCGCGCAACATAGCCGGCCAGACAAAGACCTTGTTCGGTAACGCCTTCAGCTCAATGGAAGACGGGGTCGTCAACTTCGCTGTGACGGGGAAGGGCTCATTCTCGGATTTCACCAAGTCGGTGTTGGCTGATATGGCTCGGATTGCCACCAGAACGGCGGCATCGGAAGGGTTGAGTGCGCTTTTCGGCTTGGCTGCTTCCGCTGCCGGTTCGTACTTCGGCGGTGGGTCTGCATCGGCCGGGGCAACCCAGGCGGGCTACACCAACGTCGATCTGTCGAATTTCACCCCAGGCAGTATTCAGGCAAAGGGCGGCGCCTGGTCGGGCGGTGTGCAGATGTTCGCCAATGGCGGAGCCTTCACCAACTCCATTGTCAGCAAACCGACCGCGTTCGGCATGGCCGGCGGAGGGATTGGCGTGATGGGTGAAGCCGGGGAGGAGGCGATCATGCCGCTGACCCGGACGGCTGGCGGTCAGTTGGGTGTGCGCGCCGTCACTGGCGGCGGGGGAAACAGCAGCGGGAACGTCTACAACTTCCCTGTCGCTGTATCGGTCCAAACCGCTGGCGCAGGTGGCACAACCCAGGAGGACACCACTCAATTGGGCAAAAGCATTCAGCAGGCAGCCAAGGTCGAAGCGGAAACGGCAATTGCCAAAGGTTTGCAGCCAGGCGGTTCGATCTGGCGCGTTATCAACGGGAGAGGATGATGGCTATTGAAACGTTCACCTGGCCCACCCAGCGCGGCGAATCGCCCGAGATCACCTATCGGGTGCGAACCACCCGGTTTGGTGGCGGCTACAAGCAAACCGCCGGAGACGGCCCAAATAACAAGGAAGACTCCTACCCGATCACCTTCAGCGGATCGAAGGCGCGGGTGAAGGAGATCATGGATTTCCTCGACCGGCACGCCGGCAACAAAGCCTTCCTCTGGACCACTCCGCTCGGTGAGCTGGGGTTGTTCACCTGCGTGAATCCAATACCAACCCCGGTCGGGGGCGGGGTCTTCAAACTCACGGCCACCTTTGACCGGGCCTTTCATCCATAAGGGGCAATCATGCCGCTGATCAGTGATATCCAGGCTCTTGAGCCTGGCAGTGAAGTGCTGCTCTTTGAATTGGACGGATCCGACTACGGCGCGGACGTGCTGCGTTTCCACGGGCACGCCATCCCGCACTCGGCGGCCGAGCTGATCGCCGCCGGTGCGGCTGCCGATGAGCTGCCGGCCAAGTCAATTTGGTGGCAGGGCAACCAGTACGGCGCCTGGCCCATGCAGATCGACGGCATTGAGTCCAATGGTGACGGCACGGCGGTACGGCCCACGCTGTCAGTGGGCAACGTCAACGGGAGGATCACGGCTTTGTGCCTGGCCTTCGACGACCTGCTGGAGTTCAAGCTGACCATGCGGCGCACGCTGGGCACGTACCTTGACGCGGAGAACTTCGTCGGCGGCAACCCACAGGCCGACCCTACCCAGGAGACGATCGAGGTCTGGTACATCGACCAGAAGACGCACGAAGATGGGGAAACGGTGACCTGGGAGCTTGCCAGCCCGGGCGACGTGGGCGGCGAGTCCATTGGGCGCCAGGCCACGACGCTCTGCCACTGGTGCCTCACCGGCGGTTACCGCGGGCCGAACTGCGGCTACACCGGGCCCTACGTCACCAAGGATGGCGTAGTCACCGACAACCCTGAACTGGACGAATGCGATGCCACGCTGGGCCGCGGCTGCACTCCACGCTTCGGCGAGGGTAATCCGTTGCCCCATGGCGGATTTCCCGCCGTGTCGCTGATCGCCCGGAGCTGACCATGCGCAAACACATCTTGAGCGCGATCCAGGCACACGCAGCGGCTGAGTATCCGAAGGAATGCTGCGGGCTTTTGCTGGCCGTGGACCGAAAGCAGCAGTACTACCCGTGCAAAAATACCGCGACCGAACCGAACGAGGAGTTCCGCATCGATCCGGAGGAGTACGCCGCGGCTGAGGACTTGGGCGAGGTGATCGGCATCGTCCACTCCCACCCGGACGCAACCAGCCGGCCGTCACCGCGTAATTTGGCGATGTGCGAGGCAACGGAGCTGCCCTGGCACATTCTGAGCTGGCCGGAGGGTGACCTGCGAACGGTGGTTCCCACGGGCCAGACGCCGCTACTCAAGCGCCCGTTCGTACACGGCGCATGGGACTGCTGGCAGGTCTGCGCTGACTGGTACAAGCGCGAGTGGGGGCTTGAGTTCGAGGACTTCAAGCGCGCCGACGGCTGGTGGGAAAGCAAGGACAACACCAGCCTCTACGAGGCGAACTATGAGGCTGCCGGCTTCTATCGGGTCGACCAGCCGCAGCGTGGCGATATGGTCGTGATGGAAGTAGGGCGGACGTTTCACCCAAACCACGCCGGGATCTTCCTCGGTGCCGATCCGACGCTTTTCGGCGAGGACGCTGAGACGTTCGGCCCTGGGCCTTTCCTCCTGCACCACCTGTATGGGAGACCGTCGGAGATAATCATTTTTGGCGGTCCGTGGTGGAGCAGGACCAGGTTGATTTTACGTCACCGCTACGCCTGTAGTGACAATGCGGACGTAACCCACCGGTAGAAAATTTGCATCATGTGACGCTTAAATTAAGCTTTGCTTTGCTGCTTGATCATCCCGCGTGTCGAACATCTTAGCCAGCATATATGAATGCTTCTTTTGGGTTGTCGAGTAGAGCAGACCTTGACTAAGGAGGATCCGTTTCATGCTCCTAGCTGAGGCGATGTGGTTCGGTTCGACCGAAATGGTCTCCGTCCTGCTGCTCTTGGTATCTGTGACTTCTAAGTTGTAGCTTCCTATTAAACCGTCATCTCGCTCGGTATGGCCTACGCATTTGAAGGTGAGTGTGGCTTCTGACACGCTTATCTCCGTTGGCTACAGCTTGTTCAGAAGGTCAGCAAAGGCCCAAAGCAAGGTGCCTAGCGATGCCACAATGAACTCGTGGTTCGGAATTTTTTTCTTTATGGTATTGATCATCAAATCATTCATGAGGGTCAATCGGCGCTGGTGCTCTTTATCAACGATAACTATGAATTGCTCATTAGTTGTTTCAGGGGTGATCCCGTACAAATAACTATTCTTTCTCATCTGTTCGAGACTATCTCTCCGGTAATTTTTCCTGCTGTGTCTACTGTTTTCTTGACGAAACTCTCCGGCAATCCAGTGACCTCGAACATCAAGCGAGGCAGACGAGAAAAGCACCAAATCTTGCGAGCCAAAGCCAATCGTGAAGATGCACGCTTAAGCCGATACCCAAAACTATTGTGACTACCACTAACAGATACCCAGTACCTAAGTAGAGTCGGGGGATATTGAATGCTTTTAGTGCTATTTCATCGTAAGATTTCATGAGTGTGGTTTGATACTCGCGTCCTTGCGCATGGAAAGATAGATCGTGGACAGGCTTGGTTCTGTTATTTGAAATTCCGCTCATAAAGCAGTTCGCTGCACCGCCGGGCAACAGTCAGGAAAAACCAACTGCTCAGCGCCAAGCCGCCCAGGAAGACGAACGCCAAAACCGCGCTCACTGGAAGGCCGTGGTCGCGTGACAAAGTCAACAACTCGGGCGTTGTTGTAGTGACAACCCATAGGTAAAAGCTGCCAACTAGAAAGCTCGGAACTCCGATAAAAGCAAGCATCCAGTCGCTCAAGTCCATCCAAGTTTTCTTTTTACGGTTACAGAAAAATATGCTTGCTCTTCTCAATATGTTCATCGCGAGGGGCCCTTTTTCGATAGGTGGGCCAGAGGCTACTATTCCAGATCGGTGAGGTGTTACTGAGGATTCGTACAGGCGCATGAATGCCCGGACGTAGCCGGGCTTGTAGAGAAGTAGTTCAGTAGGATTCTGCCTTGCTCGCCGGCCGAGTAGGAGATTCTTCATTTTGTCTACGAAACCAGGTGATGAGTGCATGCAATGGATGAAGGGCCGTAGCGACGATGCCAAGCAACATGATGATGAAAATGATAATCAGCGGGACGCTTTCATGCGAGAGCATGTTGGGTTACTCCTGTACTCACTATGTCGGAACCCGCAGCCTAGACGCATCGAGCCGCGCTTTCGGTTAATGTATGTTCATCATCGGTCATCTGAATTGTGCTATGGCGATGGCAGCAGATTATCAATACTTTGAGACCCCCTTACGCGCTACGTCGGTGATATCTTGCGTTTATCTTCCACAGGAGTGACCCAATGAGATTTTTCGTAGGCGCGGTAGCTGTTGCTTTGCTGGCGGGGTGCTCGTCACCTTCTGACCTCCTGTCATCAGAGCCAGCGGTTACCGTGAGTTCCGCCAAGTCGCCTAAAGCCTTTGCGCTCTGTGTGTTTCCTCAATGGCAGGAGCACAGTTCAAGCGCGACGATGACCGAAACCGCACACGGCTACCGGCTTGTGAACGGCTTCGCCCAGCAGACTGACGATGTTTTGGAAATCAGCCAGACCAAAGCCGGCAGTATCGCGAAACTCTACCAGCGTGTCGCCTGGTCTCAGCTCGGACGTTCTGGAATACGAGACTCACTTCAACAATGCCGATGACAACGAGACCGCCGAAAGGCGGTTTTTTATTGGAAGGAAAATATGACCTCTACCGGTTATGCGTCGGGTATGACCACGATCAAGTTATCTGGATCACTTGCGCGGAAATTTGGCCGAACGCATCTCAAGCAAATCGACTCGGGTACATCGCGGGAAGTATTCAAAGCCCTTGGCTGTACCATCAATGGTTTTGAACAGGAGATCAGGCGCCTGGCAGCTGTAGGCATGCGTTTCGCGGTGTTCCGAAATCGGAAGAATGTGAGCGAGGCTGAATTTGACCTTGGTGGCACCCGCGAGGTCCGCATCGTCCCGGTGGTTGAGGGAAGTAAGCGTGGGGGTGTTCTACAAACGGTCGTCGGGGTCGTGCTTTTGGCTATTGCCTATGTGTTCCCAGTAACTGCCCCATACTTGACCCCGGCAGGCATTGGCCTTATTGCCGGTGGCGTCATCCAAATGCTAAGCCCCCAGGCATCAGGCCTCAAGCAGAGCGCCGGGCCAGAGAACGCCCCGTCCTACGCCTTCGGCAGCGCCAAGAACACCACGGCCAGCGGCAACCCTGTACCGATCTGCATCGGTGAGCGCCGGTGGGGCGGGATGATCATTTCCGCATCGATCTACGCGGAAGACAAAGCGTAGTAATGCTTGCATTGATGTTGACATGCTTGCATTTTAAGATCTAAATGCAAGCATAACCAATCGCGCAGGAATGCTTGCATGAGCAAAGAAGAGAAAGGCCGAGCAAAAGGTGGTATCGCTAGAGCGGCAGCACTCACCACGGAGGAGCGACAAGCCATTGCGAAGAAGGCAGCGGCCGCGCGGTGGGCTCATAAACCCCTGAAGGCCTCGCACAAGGGTAGTTTTCAGAAAGAACTTGGTCTTGATGTCGAATGTTTCGTTTTGAGTGACGCCAATAATACGGCAGTTATCACTCAGTTAGGCATGGGCCAGGTTCTGGGCCTTGGATCTGGTGGCAGCCGACTCCCACGGTTTGTTTTCAACAAAACAATGTCTCAATACATCTGGCCAGAACTTGAAGAAAAACTCAGAAATCCTATTGTTTTTCATACACTTGTAGCTGGCCAATCCGCTGTCGCAGGACCCAAAGCCAACGGGTACGATGCGACAATTTTGATTGATGTATGCAAGGCAATTATTGCAGCAGAGTCGGACGGCAAACTCCTCACCACCCAAAAGAAAATTGCAAAACAGGCACACATCATCCTGGGGGCTTCGGCCAAGGCCGGCATTCAAGGGCTTGTCTACGCCTTGGCTGGTTATGACCGAACTCGTGAAGAGGTGATTGCAGCTTACAAGATGTACGTGATGGACGAGGCGCGGGAGTATGAAAAGGAATTCTCTCCGGAGCTTTACGAGCACTGGTACCGGCTTTACGGGCTGATGAAGCCAGAGCGGGGGCGTCCGTGGGAGTTTAAGTACCTCACTATTGACCACATCTATAAGCCTCTTGCTAAAAGCGCAGGGAAGGTTTTCAGCCTGGCAAAATCCAGCAAGCAAGCGAATGGAGAGAAGGGCGATAAAATTCACCAGTTCCTCACTGAAATAGGCGTCAAGGCGCTGCGTACTCAAGTTGGCAAAATCATGGGTATCGCTTCTGTATCAAAAAGCAGGGACGAATACGAGCGCCACATCGCCGAACAGATCTATGGTCAAGCATCTCTTGAGCTGAAATAGGTCACCGCAAAATCTACAGCCCGGCCCATGCCGGGCTTTTTTTCGCCTGGAGGAAAGCATGGGCGCAGCACGCAAGATCGACATTCACGGCGCGAAGGGCGGAGATAAAAAACCGAAGTCCCCGACCGAGGCCAGCGACAACCTGCGCTCCACGAACATTGCCAAGCTGCTGATTGCTGTAGGGGAGGGCGAATTCGAAGAGGCGCCGACGGCGGCGAACATCTTCCTCGACAACACACCGATCAAAGATGCGAGCGGCAACGTCAACTTCCCGAACGTCAAATGGGAATGGCGCTCTGGCTCGGTGGATCAGACCTATATCCCGGGCATCCCCTCGGTCGAGAACGAGACATCGCTGAACATCGAGCTACGAAGCGATGCAGCATGGGTTCGCTCCGTCACGAACATCCAGCTTTCTGCCGTGCGCATTCGGTTCGCCTGGCCGGCGCTCCAGCGCCAGGACGATCAGGGCAACGTCGGCGGGTACAGGATTGAGTACGCCATCGATGTGGCGACTGATGGCGGTGCCTATCAGCAGGTGCTGAGCGAGGCCGTGGATGGCAAGACCACAACTCGCTACGAGCGGTCCCGGCGAATCGACCTTCCTGAGGCCACCATCGGCTGGCAGATCCGCGTGCGCCGTATCACGCCGAACCAGAACAGCAACCGAATCGCAGACACCATGCTGATCGCCGGCTTCACCGAAGTCATCGACGCGAAGCTGCGTTACCCGAACACCGCGCTTCTCTACATCGAATTCGACGCCGAGCAGTTCACCAACATTCCGGCCGTCACCGTGAAGTGCAAGGCCCGAAAATGGCAGGTTCCGAGCAACTACGACCCGATCAGTCGGACCTACACGGGCACCTGGGACGGTAGCATGAAGCTGGCCTGGACCAACAATCCGGCTTGGATCACTTACGGAATCTGCACCGAGGACCGTTTCGGCCTGGGCAAGCGCATCAAGTCGTTCATGGTCGACAAGTGGGAGCTGTACCGGATCGCCCAATACTGCGATCAACTGGTACCGGATGGCCTGGGCGGAACCGAGCCGCGCTTCCTCTGCGACATGAACCTGCAGGGCAAGGCTGATGCCTGGACCCTGCTGCGTGATATTTCCGGCATCTATCGTGGCATGACGTACTGGGCCCAGGGCCAGTTGATCATGCAGGCCGACATGCCGCGTGCCCAGGACTTCGACTACGTGTTCACCCGGGCGAACGTCATCGACGGGAAATTCTCCTACGGCAGCGCCTCGGCGAAGACTCGCTACACCCGGGCCCTGGTCAGCTACGACAACCCGGCGAACAACTACGACACCGACGTCATACCGTTCTCCGATCTGGCGCTCCAGCGCCGCTATGGCGACCGGCCAACCGAACTGAGCGCCATCGGTTGCACTCGGGCGTCCGAGGCCCAGCGCCGGGGCAAGTGGGCGATCCTCAGCAACAACCTGGACCGGACTGTCACCTTCAAGACCGGCATGGAGGGCGTTATTCCACTGCCGGGCCACATCATCCCAGTGGCTGACTCGCTGCTGGCTGGCCGAGAGATCGGCGGGCGTATTTCTGCCGCTGCTGGCCGGGTTGTTACCCTGGACCGCGATACCCAGGCCAAGGCCGGCGATCGCCTGATCATCAACCTGCCAGGCGGGCGTGCGGAAGGCCGAACCGTCCAGAGCGTGGCCGGTCGTGCTGTCACCGTGACCGTCGCCTACAGCGAAGCGCCTCGGGCGCAGCTTCAGTGGGCGCTCGATGCGGATGACCTGGCGATCCCGCTGTATCGCGTGCTCCGGACCAAGCGCACCACCGAAGGCGACTTCGAAATCAGTGCTTTGCAGTACGAACCGAGCAAGTTCGCGCACATCGACACCGGCGCGCGCTTGGAAGACCGGCCGATCAGCGCGATCCCTATCACCGTGGTTCCAGCGCCGGCAAGCGTCACCGCCGCGTCGACGTCCTCCGTGGTTCAAGGATTGGCCGTGGCCACCATGACCATCAGTTGGCCCGCCGTGGAAGGCGCTGTTGCCTACGACGTGGAGTGGCGCAAGGACAGTGGGAACTGGATAAAGGTGCAGCGCACCGGCTCGACCAATGTGGATGTGGTCGGCATTTATGCCGGTGCCTACGTGGCGCGCGTCCGCGCGGTGAGCGCTTTCGATATCTCGTCGATTTGGCGTAATTCCGCGTTGACCGAACTGAGTGGTAAGGAAGGTCTCCCGCCGGCGGTCTCCTTTCTCACGGCTACACCTTTGCTGTTTGGCATCGGCTTGAAGTGGGGCTTCCCTGCTGGTGCGGAGGATACCCAGCGCACCGAGATTTGGTATGGACCTGCGAATGAACTGGAGGCCGCTACCAAACTGGCCGACTTGGCTTATCCCCAAAGCGATTACAGCATGCAGAGCCTTCTGGCCGGCGCTTCGTTCTTCTTCTGGGCTCGTCTGGTGGACCGAATCGGGAATATAGGCCCATGGTACCCGGTCGGCGGCGGTGTCCTGGGCCAGGCCAGTTCTGAGGCCGGCCCGATTCTTGACCTGATCGCCGGCCAGATTGGGGAAACAGAACTCAGCGAAGAACTGAGAGGAGAAATCGAGAAAATTCCAGGCCTCCAGGCTCAAATTGACGCCCTTGAAGGTTTGGCTGCCTACAACCCTGACGAGACGTATGTCGAAGGTGACCTGGTCGTTTTCGGCAAACGCATCTATCAGGCAATCGGACCTGTCCCCGCGGATACGCCACCGCCCAATCTTGCCTATTGGCTCGACGTCGGCCAGACGATCGAGACGGTGGAAGGTCTAGCCCAACAGGTTGCAATCAATACCGTCAACATCACCGAACTCGAAGCCACGGCCACTTCCTTCGAAGCGCTGCGAGCTTCTTGGCGCGATGACGATGGGGAGGGCGATCTTGCCGACGCCATTAAAGGATGGACCAGCACGGCGGCTATTGCGTCAGAAAGCGGTGTTCGCGCCTCAGAAAATGAGGCAATAGCACGCAGAGTGACTACTTTCGACGCTCAGATCGGCGAGAACGCGGCGAATTTGACCACTCTCGAGCAGGTTGTGGCCACGAACGAGTCTGCTACGGCGACGAAGATCGATCAGCTGAACGCGGCGATAGGTAACAACACTGCGGTTATCCAGCAGACAGCCACGGCCTACGCCGATACCAGCGGCAAGCTGAGCACGATGTGGTCGGTGAAGATGCAGCTCAACGCAAATGGGCAGTACGTTGCAGCTGGTATCGGCCTGGGCATCGAGAATGTCGGGGGCACGCTGCAGAGCCAATTCTTGGTAAGCGCAGATCGGTTTGCCATCGTAAACACCATCGCCGGCGGAGCCATCTCCGTTCCGTTCGCTGTTCAAGGTGGGCAGGTGTTCATGAACTCCGCCTTCATCCAGGACGGCAGCATCACGATGCTTAAGATCGGCCAGGCCCTGCAATCGGACAACTACGTCGCAGGAGTACAGGGTTGGCGCCTGGATAAGGCCGGCAACCTGGAGTTCAACGGCCCGGCCCCGGGTGGTGGCCGCCTGACGATGACGAACCGCGCCATCAAGGTCTACGACGAAAACGGTATCAAGCGGGTCCAGCTCGGAGATCTATCGGCATGAGTTATGGGCTGAAGATATGGGATGAAAGCGGCAACGTCACTCTGGACGAAACATCGTTCACGATGCGAGTTGTATACAGCGGCATTGTGACGGGTTCGCATGCAGCTACCTTTCAAACGATATCGGTACCAGGACTTACCCCATCTAACGGAGCTGCTTTCGTGGTGCCGGTAGGGAACTATAGCGTCAATAACGACATGCAGCTAGAAACGGAGGTGATAGCAAACGCCGTCAGGGTGTATAGCTTTATTCGGGGTAGGGCCGAATATAGCAATACAACCAGCTCGACTATGCGCTTAATTGTGATCAGGTACTCATAATGTCCTTTGGATTAGAATTCACAAACAATAATAATGTTGTGACGGTTGATTCCGAGTTCACTCGGCTAGTGGTGGTGGCGAAAGGAGTGTATGTCCCCAATCAGGAGTCAGGGCTCGGCTCAATAACCAACTTCCCTCGAACAATAACTAGCCAAGAGCCGCCCCTGGTGTTTATCAGGCCTTCAGGAAGCAGCGGCATTGCGGGCTTATGTTTGATGCGTGTGTTTGGTACTCCAGGTGCCTGGACGGGTTTTTATGTGAGGGCTTATGACGTCAATACGTTGCAACCGAATGGGTCTTACTTTGCGTGCGGGTTCGCCGCCACCCCGCTTGCTGATTACGGGATGAGGCTTTGGGACGGGAACTCAAAGTTGCTATTCGATAGCGGAACTCCGTATGCACGATTTACCCGGTCGTTCCAGAACTGGACGTATGTGAAGTCTGATCATACCCCACAGGGGCTGCCAAGGAACTATTATCGAGTCAATTTTACATTCCCTGTTGGGGAATTTATGTTGATTAATACCTTCGGTATGCCAATGCTTGATGATGGCGTGCAGAGCAGGATGCTTTATTGTTGGTGGGACTTTTCCGGGAATAACCTTTACGCCATAACAGTCGGATCCTCCAACCCGTTTGCTTTTTTTCTACCCGCCGTATTCGCAAAACTTTAAAGGAAATGTCCTATGCCCTGGTACAAAACGGGGACGGTTTCCGTCACCTTGAATTCCAATGCCGTAACTGGAACTGGCTCGGCTTTCATAGTCAACTGCAGGGTTGGCGATGCGTTCCGTGGACCGGATGGCCGCTGGTATGAGGTCACCAACGTGGCGAGCAATACGGCGATTGCTATTGATCCGCCATACCTGGGTGCAACGATCCCAAGCGGCAGCTATGCACTGGCCCCCATGCAGGGGTACGTAAAGGATTCGGCTGATGCTCTGCGCGCAATCGTTACGACCTACGGGGCCCAGCTGGCGGCGCTTAAGACTACTGGCAACTACGACATTTTACCGCCATCTAAGGGGGGGACCGGGGTTACGGATCTTTCCGCGTTCATTCAAGGAATGTTGAATGATCCCGATGCCGCCGCGGCACGGTTAACCTTGGCAGCGGCGAAGTCTGGGGCCAACTCTGACATAACCTCTCTAACCGGTTTGACCACCGCGTTGAGCATGGCGCAAGGCGGTACTGGCGCAAATAACCAAGCGGCAGCGAGAGCAAACCTAGGCCTGAAATCTGCTGCGGTGGCAGATCTCGTAGGCACGGTTTCCCAAAGCGGCGGCACCCCAACGGGCGCGATTATAGAAAGCGGCTCCAACAGCAATGGCCAATATACCAAGTACGCTGACGGGACCATGATCTGTAGTCACGTCGTGCGAATGGATACAGTTTTAACAGCTGATATCCTCGGCGGGACGTGGACCTTCCCCATGCCTTTTGCAAGCTCTACCGTCCATATCTCCCATTCCCCTATGCAAGGTTCTTCAGCGGATTGCGCTCCAGCGCTGACTGATAGGTTCGGCCCTGTTCTAACTGCGCCGAGCGGAACAGCAGCTAGCCTGCGTAGCATCAAACGAACAGGAGGGGCAGGCTTCGTCGCTGGCAATTTCATCGATACCCACGTGATTGCGAAAGGGCGGTGGTTCTAATGAAGATAATCCTGAGTCCCCAGCGGCGCAGCGATGAGCTAATTGTCAGGAAGTTCGGCGACAAACTGCTCGTCAACCACACATCTTTCGATTTCGAGCCGATTGGTGAAGGCGACACCTTGCCTTATGGAGCAGTGGATTCGATTTGGTTTCCTGGCGACATCTCGCGCATGAACGGGGAGTTAGTGCTGACTTTGCTGTTCCCCATTCCAGAGAACTACAGCCAGGAGCAAGCTTTCCCGGTGCCCTTGCTGACCGTTCCTGATGGGGTGGTTGTCTTCCCTGGTCCTGATCAAGTGAATTTCGTTCCGCCTCAACCGGACCCATCGGCGCCGGTCACGGAGGGTGTGATCGACTGGACCAAATTGATTACCCAGGGAATGAAGGATGCGGCCGTCCTGGCCGCTCAGCTAGCTACGAGGAAGTCGGAGCTTGCGGAACGCAACGCACGAGCCGCAACGCAAATTGCACGCATTCAGGATCGCATCGACACTCTGGGGTACGGCATCGAAATTGGGGAGGCGACTCCAGAGGAGGAAGCTGAGCAGGCCGCCCTGGCTGCGCCGCTGAAAGCCTGGAAGACTTACAAATACGCCTTGGGCAAGGTCACTACGCAACCTGGATGGTTTGAATCTCCAGTCTGGCCGGTGGAGCCGCCGGTTCCTGAAATCGTCGCATCGCCAATGTTGCTGAACGCCGAAACGATTTGACCTGAAACGAATAATGCAACCCGCCATCGAGCGGGATTTTTTTTGCCTGGAGAAAAGTTATGACCGCTTCCGAAAAGGACCGTGACATTCTGGCCCGAACCCTGTGGGGCGAGGCCCGCGGTGAAGGACTGGCAGGCCAGATTGCGGTGGCCTGGGCCATTCGCAATCGCGTGTTCGATGGCAAGGACAGTTCGTGGTGGGGCGAAGGATACACCGGCGTCTGCCTGAAACCCTGGCAGTTCAGTTGCTGGAACCAGAACGACCCGAATTACCCGTTCCTAAGTGGCGCCAAGCCGATCCCGCCGAAGCAGTTCGCCCAGGCGCAGCGGGCGGCCGACCTGGTGATCTCTGGTGCTGAGCCTGACCTCACCAAGGGCGCCACCCACTATTACGCCACCACGATGCCGAAGCCTCCGGCCTGGGCTGCTAAGGCCACGCAGACCCTGCGCCTGGGTAACCACATCTTCTTCAAGGACGTGCCATGAATCCAGCCACGCTGAAGCTGATGATTGCCGGCATCGCCGTGGCGTTGATCTTGGCAATGAGCACGACATGGAAGATCCAGGACTGGCGGTACGGGAAGCGCCTGGCGGAGCAAGCCGGCCAGTACCAGTCCGATCTGGACAAAATCAGCAGCGCGGCCGCGGCCCAGGTGCAGGCGGAGCAGGACAAGCGCCTGGCCCTGGAGCGGCGGCTGTCGACTAGCGAACAAACCCACTACAAGGAGCTGAGCGATGCCCAGCGTAATCAGGATCGCCTGCGCGATCGTCTTGCCACTGCTGATGTGCGGCTGTCAGTCCTCCTCGACGAGGATCCAGCCAGTTGCAACGCGATGCCTTCCACCGCCGGAGCCGGCGGCGTGGTTCATGGAGCCCGTCGAGCCCAACTTGACCCAGCGCATGCTCAACGAATTATCGACATCACCGACGCCGGGGACAGGGGGTTGATTGCGCTGCGAGCGTGCCAGGCTTATGTCAGAGAATTAATCCCGGAGGAGCACTAGGAATCCGTCCTATCATCGGCCACCTATCATGTATCCAGGCGAACTCCGCGGGAGGCGCGGTGGTGACGACGTACACACGCCGGTTTTCCTCCTCGCCCAGGAGCAAGCATTCCAGCCCGTAACCCTCGTTCATGTCGAACCAGTGTGATACCCGGTCTTCGTCCTTCTCCATGTAGCGCTGCACGAGCCCTATCGCGCGTCGCGGGTGATACTTCTCCCATCCACCACGCTCCACCGTCTCCAGCTTCGCCCACCCACCTGATGGCCCTGTCCCGGTTTCTTCTTTGCGCCGGCCCCATCGCACCCACCCGAGATCAGTTCCGTCCTCGAGTAGCACGGGAATCGCAGCTTTTGGGTTGGGGAAATACACCTTCACCCGTTCATACGCTCTGTTTTTGTCCGCCGCTTCAACTCCGCCGCACATGTTCTTCCCCAGGGTCATTTTGCTTGTTCGGTTGACCTTGGCATTCCACGGGAAGTTTGTCCGGGCATCGCAACTTTTCGACGAACCCCAATCCGTTACAGTGGGCGCAGTCCTCGCGCACACCGAAACGGTCCATGCAATCTGAGCATTCGATGAATTTCGCCAGCTCCAGAAATGGCCTGATCCTATTCACGACTTCGATGTCGTGGTTTTCGGTAGCGACCTGGACAACATCAACCATCCATCGATAGACGTCCGGGTCATCAATCGCCTCGTAAATCACTCCGTGAACCATTCGCGCCTTCTCGACCAAGTCGAACTGACGGCCATCGTGCAAGGTAAGAACGAGCCCTTCCACACGCCCCCGGAGGCTGTGATAGGTTTGGTTCAATCTCAGCCCATCCTTGTCGCGATAGAGTTTTCCATCGTAGGCGCGCAAAGGGCCGCCTCCGTTATCGTCCAGTCTCAGCACGGAATGAAACAACGTTCCAAACCGTGGGCCACCGTCGCGCGGCATCACATCGTATTGATAAGAAGATCGGTAAAGGACTGGGTTCGATTGCAGCTCTTCCAGAGCAAGCCAGTAGGCGGCGTTCGCCATTTCGTCCATGTCGAATTGATCGAGCCTGTCAATCAGACCTTCTTCTGCCAGCCTGGCGCTGACATCAAGAAGGCAGGAACGGTAAGCCTCCGGGTTCTCCAATCGTTGGCAATTATTGTCGAGCATGTCTCTCCATTCCTGGATCCTCAGCGCCCTGGCTTGTTCGAAATTCATGGGGGATCGCTTGTCTTGTACTGTTTGGATATACAGTAATTGAGGCGAGGAGTAGAGGGCGAGGGGGAGCCGACGAGCAGCGGACCTTCAGTCGGGTGACTTCATTACCGCTAGGCTCATCCTAATGAATTCCTCGTTCAGGTCGAGTGTCGCAAGGGCGCCGCGCACGTTTTTGGCGACCTCGATAGAACCGTGCCGTTCGACCCAGTTGGTAAGCTCCATGATGGCAGCTTCCAAGGCGAGCTGGTTTTCGTTGATCTTGGATAGCAGGGATGGGAGTAGATCGAGAGTTTGCATGGGCGACTCCTACTTCGTAGAAATCAGCGTAGCAGTGTCGGGATAGATCGGTCGGCAGAACGCCGGAGAGGGCCCAAAAGGGCTTGGGGACTTTTTCGGGGGTTCGCTGTTTTCCGTATGGCTCCGTTGGGCACCGTTTGCAGCGAGCGCCGGTAGAAGAGCCAGTAAATACTGGGCTTTTGACCCATTTTCAAGCATGGGGTGCTAGGGGTCGAGTGTTCGAATCACTCCGTCCCGACCATATTTTTCAATGACTTAGCCCAATCTGAAAAGGTTGGGCTTTTTCATGCCCGCAAGAAAGCGCTGCCGTTGAAGGGGCCCAAGGGGATCAATGCAGTGCCCAGGACCTCGGCACCGGAACATGATCAAACTTCGAAATAGTCTTGATCCAGTAACGGCGATAGTCGGTCTGATCGGGTGCCAGCGGTTTTTGGGTTGACCATAGATGCCCATACTTCAGGCTGGCGCGATAGGCTTCCCATTCTTTCTGCTCGGCGACTTCCCTGGCTTTGTGTCGGTCGTCGAACCAGCCGAGGACGTAGGGTTCGCTTTGGTCTGTGCTGTGTGCTATCAGCAAATAAATTTCTGTCAT